CTATCCCCTGCGATTTCAATCGTCCGCATTCCTGTTTCAAGCAAGGGTGCCGCGGGTCCCGTGGGGTCCACGGATTCCAGGGCTTTGCCCGTGCTATCCACCAGCTGACTCGCATCCCTGAATACCTTGGATTCCGTGGGTTCGATAGCGGGCAACTGGAACTGGGCCGGGGTCTCCCCTGCAATCCGCGCTCCATAGACACCGCCAAGCGCACCAAGGAAAGCAACCTTTGCTCCTACTTCAACGACTCCTTCGAACGTACCGATAGACTGTTCAGAAATCTCTCCGTTCTTGGCCAGTTCCGTGACGGCCCATTCCTGAAACTCATCCGCGAGTTCTTCGGTTGCGCCTTCAGCGGACACCTTGGCACAGCTGTACAGGTAGGAAGATACAGCTTTCACCTTCTCCACATTGGTCATGTCCTTCCAGTTCTTCCTGCGCCAGTTGGAAAGACGGTCATCCACACGGTTGAACCAGTTTTCCCTGCGAAGGTTTTTAGCTCCAACCGCTTTACGGATAAAGGATTCCATACCCATACGGTTGTTAATCAGGACGGACATGCCGCCCGCGATACCTGCACCCATCATGGCCCGGCGATTAGCCTTTGCCTGAGCGGCTTCGAGGTTTTCCGCAGTGTGTTCCTTACCTTCCATTTCACGGTCATAAACCGCATAGAAGATTTCGGAGTATGCCTGCGGAACTATCTGGCTGGCAATGACGGTATTAACCCCGGCACCAGCTCCAACCCGCTGGAGGTCAATCGCGGCGGCTCGGTTTAATACACGCTGGACACCGCCGCTAATACCACTAGCAAGGCCGGGACGCGCGGCAGGGACAAGGGCTTCCGTCTTTCGGGCGATGACTTTGGCACTGGCCTTAATGAGACCATTGACCGCAGTCCGTTCCAGAGCACGGCCCACAACACTGCCAACCGTACCACCGACATGGGTCGCTACCATTTGATATCCCAGGTTGACAATCTCCGCAGACATGTCAGCCATGAGATTCCCCTTGACCAGTTCACCTTCTGCCCGCTGTTTTTCATTCAGCGTGTTCCACATGGTGCGGGCTTTTTCCCGGCCAGTGTCACTGCCTATAAGGTTGGAGGCGAAAAGAAGGGAGCCCGCAACAGCACCCGTCCCAATGTCAGCAAATTTGTGTGTGCCGATTTGAAGGCCACGCAGGATGGAGTTAATAGCCCCCTGCCCTTCCTTCTGCCACGCGGCGAGAATCTGCTCATCACTCTGGCCATTCTCCTTGCCATTGTTATAGAACTCTTTGAAGGACAGCATCTTATCCAGACGGTCCATGACCCAGCCACCAGCAAATCCGGCACCAGTTCCCATCCAGGTATCGCGGAGCGCGCCCAGAGTTTCTTCCAGTTCCATGTTCTGCTTGACCATTTCGCTTGCGGATTTGGTGCGGGCCTTCTTCCATTGCTCAATCGTTTTCTCAATCAGCTCCAGGTCTGCTCCTGACTCCTGCAACTGGTTGACGCTACGATTGAATAGGTCGTCATCATACAGGGCGTTGGGGTTGTATTGGAGTGTGGCGTTTGTATCAACCTCTTTCGTGTGAGGGTTGTATGCAAACAGCGTACCTCTGCCAATGTTGAGGTCCCCCTGACGCGCCGCATGACTGAGGGAATTGAGCGCGTCTTTCGTGCTCTTAATCCCGTAGTTCTTCATGTAGTCGCGGAGTTGTTCGGTGCTGACCTCAAAGGTAGGACCGCCAACTACGCCATATTCCCAACCACGCGCACCCTGCCGCCATTCCATAGTACTCAGAGGGTCGCTGGTTTTACCTACCTGACTTCCCGGTCGGAAGGTAAGAACGTCAGCGACTTGACCAGCCGCACTGCGGTATTGACTCATGGCCCCGGCAACCGCGTCATCAAGACTGCCGCGTTTTTTCAGGCCGTTGGTCTGGGCATTCAGGAGTTCCGTAGTTCCCAGCGTGCGAATCAGGTCACGGCTCAATCCTGGATTGCGCTTCTCCAGTTCGGCATACAGCGTGTCAGCATAATCGCGGCGGTAATCCGATTCAATGGTGCGGCCCAGTTCATGGCTCTTCTTGTCAGCCATGGCCCGCATCTCGTCGAGGTCAACCATGGGGGCCAACCGTTTCACGGCGGCCTCGGCAACCTTGGCTTCGTTCATCAAAGCATCCCGGAGGGCTACGGAGTTGATGCCCTCATACTCGTCCTCCATCTGCTTAACTAGATTGTCAATCGTCTTCGCGGCAGTGACGGCCCGCTTCCCAGCCTCAGCGGCACGGGCATCCGCGGCTACCGTGGATGCCGTGTCAGCTACGTATTTGCCGTAGTCGCGGACGAGACGGAACATGGTGCTGGGGGACTTGGACAAGTTGGCGAGCTCAGCAAATACATTCCCAGTGAATGAAGGTGCCGTGTCAAAGGATTCGCCAACGCCAAGCTCCCCCACGCTAGCCTCGCGGGGTTTAGCGGCTTTACCCTGAATGGATTCCGTGGATGCCGTATTATACTTGTCGTAAATCTTGCGGGCCGCATTGAAGGTATTTACATCCTCGCGGCGAATGCTGTCGATGATTGCCTTAATCTCTTCGGCTTCCATGGTTTCCGGGGCTTCCGCTTCCGCTTTCGCGGCACTGTCAGGAGCCACAGTCGTATTCGCTTTAATGTAGCTCTTCCGTTCAGCGGCCAGAGTCCGGGCAATCGCCGTGCTTACATCCTTACTGCTACGGTTCCGGTCGGCGGCAATAGCGAGGAACTTTTCAGTAATAACTGGCTGTCCATCCGCACCGACAGAGAAGCCGAACCGGGAAGTGAATGCAGGGTCGGTAGGCGTAAGGGAGTTGGAGCTTACGACATTGAGACCCAGAGAGTTGCCAAGCTTTTCCATCACCTGCGGGTTAGCCTTGGCCCCTTCTTTCAGGTCAACAAAGCTATCGGCACTGCGGCCAACGTAGTCGGTCATGTCCTCAAGGGCTTCGAAGTTGAGCCCCATGTTGCGGCGGGACAGGGATTTGACATCCCGGTCGCGTTCAGCACGCGCACGGTCAGCCTGCCCTTGCTCAAACTGAATGTCGGCACGGGCCTCGGTAACTTCTTTCCTTGCTTCCGTCTTCTGTTCCTTGGCTCGTTTTTCCTGTTCCTTGCGTTCGGTGTCCAGTACGCCGGACAGGTGAGTGAAGAAATCCGCTTCCGCTTCTACGCCTTTAACGGCCTGTTTCTGTGCTTCTTCTGCTTCCTTCTTCTGACGGTCGAGAGCTTTCTGCTCCTGACCCCGTTGCCATGCCGCATGCTTTTCTGCGGCGCGGGCTTCTCGGATTCTGGTGATTTCAGAACTGGGGTTCCAGTCTGCCGGGCTAGCTGTAGTAAAGTCAATAGCCATTTACTTAATAGGTTGGTTTCTAATACAATGCGCCCCTGCTTCGAGGGACTGCCTAAGTCTATCAAAGCAGGGGCTAAGGTCAAGAGAAATACTAACTTTTTCTGTCAGCAATATTATTTGAAACTGAGGGAAGCAAACTCCGGTCGCTTCATTAACTCATTGAACATGATGAGCTTCGCCTGTGGATTTCCTTTTCGGAGAGCCTTCCAGTGCTCGTACTGTTGCTGGTACTTCGGGTCTCTCCTGTTCAGGGGATTCTTAAACATGTTCCCCAGCTGGCGTGTATATGCGCGGCTGGCCCGTTCCAGAGCTTTAATCTCGTTGCCGAATTTCGCCTTCTGTGCGTACATGGTTTTGACCTTCAGATAGGTGCTGGCCTGAGACCTTGCCTGCGGGTCTGCCGTAGGGTCACGCAGTACCTCCAGCATTTTCTCATCACGTCCGGGCGGCGATACCTGCGCCGTGGGTATAGGGGAGCCGCCGGAGGGTAGGGCACCAGCGGGGGCCGCCGGGACCGCCGGAGAACCTGTTGGTGCTGTGAGCAGGGAGGAGTTCTGCTTTACCTGCTGTTCCTTCCATTTATTGTAGAGCTCAGTCTGCTTGGCCGGGTTCAGTGATTGATATAGCTTATAGTCGTCAGGGCTGAGCCTGTTCTTAATGTCTGTGCCGAAAGCTTCCTGCGATAGCGATGCCGGAGTAGCGGAACCCGTGGGGCGGGTGGCACCGGAACCCGTGGGAGCCGCGGAGGCCATAGGTCCCGGTACCCTACCAACGGGCATCTGCCCTCTGCTTACATTCTGGTCCACCCCTCGCATGAGAAGCCTATCCTCCGCAGTGGGTCCCTGGGCCATGAGCTTCTGGTAATTGGCACGTTGTGCTTCCGCATAGGCCCGACTGTTCGGGTCCACGGCACCCGGAACCGTAGGTTCCGTAATGCCGTGGCCATACTGATTCGCGGGTGCCGGGGATGCCGGGGGACGTTGAATCCCCCGGTTGCTGTTAGCCGCGGCCACCTCGTTCAATGCCTTAGCGTCCACTGGTTTGTTCGGGTCGTTATTGGTTACGGGACGAAGGGGAACATCCGGGTTCACCTTGGGCAGGACTTCTTCGGTTATCTTCTGCCGGGGAGACTTGGTTGCCGGGTTCTTCCCTTCACTGCTGATATCTGTGGATTGAGTTGCCATGATGGTTTACATGAGGTTAAGGCCGGGGCTCTGCATCAGCCCGCCGTTCTGTACAATGTTGGGAGCCTGATAAGTTCCCTGACGATATTTGCGGAGGTGGTCGTTCAGGTACTTGACCGCAAGTCCATAGCTGTCGGTGCCCATCTGGGTATTGCCCTGTTCATTATAGACCACTGACAGCATCATGGCCTTGAGGGCGGGGAGGCATCCGGGATAGATACGAACCTCCTTATCTTCCCATGCCTTATCATCATAGACATTGAGGGAGAGACCGCGGAGAGCGCAACGCGCGGAAACGGTCATGCCCATATCCTTGTCATTGATGCCATTGCTACCAGACAGTACGGCATAGGTACGGAGGTTCATCTCGTTCAGCCCCATGTCCACCATGAGAGGGGGTGAGCCGTGCGGCCTTCGGGGGTACTCGCTACGGAACCAGGTGTTGGATTCGAACATGGCCCGGTCAACGATGTTATACCGTTGTCCCCCCGGTGTCCATGCCGCAACGATACTATCGTACTCATCAGGGAGGGCAATGATTCCATTCCGTTCAACTCCTTCGAAATCAAGGATTGCCATGGAATCCGGGGAAACCGTGGCCTCGTTAAGCAGGAGGTTCTGGGCTTCCTTCAGAATCCTGCGGAAGTCAACATTGGATTTGGAGGGCGGCGCATTGGTAATGAGCATACACAATTCGTCGCATACGTTTCGATACGTCAAATAGGATTTAGTAATGAACGCCATGAGATTATGCGGTTGGAGGATAGATGGTTACTTTCTTGCACAGCATGCCGCCGTTCCACGGGGATGCATAGTAGGATGTCACGGAGGTCCAGTCGGTAACACTGGTTGCCGGGAAGGTTGCATTGAAGACTCCGGGAGTCCACTTGGCATCCTGGTTTCCGATAGTGACCGTAAAGTTCAACTGGGTGTGGAGGCAGGCCGGAAGACGGAAGTCCACTAACGGTGTAGAGAAATACCCACTGGCCGTAGTGAACTGGGGAGAAGTTCCCAGGCCCCAGGTGCTGGGCCAGGAGCCGTCCGGGCTGAAAAGCTCTTCCACCACGGCACGGCAGGGGCCTGAGTAGGAATCCCGTTTCATGTTCGTGGACGGGAAGTATTGGCCACCCTGTTTACCCGACATGTCGGGCCTCGTATTCCAGGCCATCCATGAAACATTTCCCAGCACTGCGGGGAAACTGTAGTTCATGGTGGTGGTGTACTTTCGGTAATAGCCAATGCCGGGAATCTGCATGTAGCTATCAACAGCGTAACAGGGGTTCACCCACTGCCGGAGTACGACGCGGGACACGTTGGTATTCTTCTGGAGCTTGAATGTATTCCCGGTCAAGGTAGCTACGGTCGCACCAAACTGGAAGTAAGGGTATCTCGTTCCATTGTAGGAGAGTTCAATCCGGTTTGCTACTGCCGCCTTCAATGAGTAGGTTCCATCCGTGTATTCGCTCTTCTCGCCATTGCGGGTCACAACAGAAGGAGGCTCATTAGACGATGATACGGAAGAGGTTACTGCAATGTCGAATATCTTGGTGCCGTTGAGCTTAATGGGAATGTTCCCGTTAATGGCGATGCCATTAGGGTTCTCTACCCAGACCAGCATATTGAGCTGACCGTTAGTGACATCAAGGAATACCTTGCTAATCCCCGTGGGGAGGGAGCCAACCGTAAACTTCATTTCGGGGTTGTAGGTTCCCCGCTTATATATCCCTGAACCATCCATATAACCTATGGGAAGCGTCCAGGTCTGGCCAGATACTCCTTCACCGTACAGCGTGTCGGAGATAATCCCTTCCATGCTAATCTTGTAATTGCCGTCCGCAGTGTACCATGGGCCATCCGGGTTGACATTGTAGTAATGGTTGGCCGTAGAGATGGTGCCAGGAGATTGCTCCACGGGCATGCTATTCTGCACATACATGGGCCACCAGCGTTTGTTCTTGTAATAGACCGTTACCACGGTTCCCCTGTCTCTCCCCGGATTGTTGGAAGTGAATTCGCAGGTGAATGCGAAGTAGTTGGAGAACGAAGGATAGCTGGGGTCGTTCCATCCGTTGATGACATTAAGGTTAGAAAGCAATCCCGTAGGGCTGGGGTTGTCCTCGCCAACGGAGAAATCGCTGAGGCTGTAGCTCTCTTTAACCCACACAGTGTCAGGGATGGATATGGAAACCTCAGTTACCGGGGATTCCAGTTTGCGCCCGTAATAGACGTTACCCACGGAGTCCGTGTATTTCTTGAACCCTTCTTCCTGCCAGTCCTTATCGAACTCGGTGGAGGGTTCATGCACGATTTTACGAAGCACCGGATAAACCTGATTCGTTATCCGGTCGAACTGGCTCTCCCAGAACTCGTCAATCTGTTCGTAAGTGGTACACTGCTTTCTCGTCTCCTTCTGGCTATAGCCTTCCCGGACAACGACACTACTATCCACTCTCCACTGGCTACAGTTCTCACCGGGTTCCGGGGGTTCAATGGATGGAAGGTCTCCGTTGGCCGTCCAGTCCACTGACTGGCTGGTCGTCACCGTGGTATTGATGCAACGCACAAACCGGGAGTCCGGGTTGCAACAGTTGCCGGAAAGGCTGTTCTGCTGTTCATTCTCCACGATGGAGGAATTGCGCTTGAACATCGTAACCACCGTATAGTTCTGGAGGCTGGGGTACGTGCCCTTATCCCATCCAGTGCTAAGAGGTTTACCTTCGAACTCTTTGGTGGGCATGAAAGGGATGCGAGCCTGTCCCGGCTCTGCTCCACCTTCACCCTCCCACAGTGGGGCGGCCCACACCTCGCGGGAAAGTTTGATAGCGTTCTGAGATACCCATTCGTTCTCCGGTACGGAAGTTCCGGGCCCACCGTTTTCCCATACAGTGTCTCCCTTTACCCACATGTTATTGGGCATGAACTCCTTAACGACGGGGCCGGGCAGAGTTTTATACACCCGTGTAACTTTACGGAAGTACTTGTTGAGATGTTCCTGCTCGAAGCGGCCAACTTCTTCATAGACCAGCTGGGCATCGTAGGCCGTATAATCATGGAGGTCATAGAAGTCAGGGTCAAGCTTCTCGTTGCTGGGGTCAAAGGAACCAAGGGCTAACGGGGTGTACGCGGAATCCGTGGGTTCAACCCATTCACGAATGATTTCATAGAAGTCCTTGAGGTCTTCAGCGTCAGCGGCACTGCTCATGAAGTTTCCATCCGCGGCAGTGTCCTTGAGCGTATAGCCATCCTGAATCTTCTTCATATCCTGGATGTTATACCGATACTGCTCCTGTGGTGGGACCATGTAGTAGAACCGATAGATGTGGCGGCGCGTGTCTTCCGCTACGGGTTCGACATGGACAAGCACAGCTTCACGCATGAAGGGGAGGAAAGTAGTCCCCGCTGTGGGGTTGTAGGGAGTACCCAGTTCTGCCGACAATTCGTTGGGATTCTTGACAATCCTTTCCACGAAGAACATGACGTTCTTGACTACGGCATAGGGGAAATTGATGATGGGTTCCCCCATGGGACGGTCCGGGTTATGCCCGTTACGCCATGAACTGTCCGTGGTTCCTATCGGAATTATCGGAGGTTGTGGGTTTGATGCTCCTGTATTAGGAATTAGAGGCATGATTTGAGTGGTAGAACGGAAGTGTTGAACCCGGAAGCGGGGGTGTCCAGGTCATCCACACATATCCGTTTATGGTTAAGTGCATAGGTTCTCCCCGCTGAAAGTCTATCGACTCACCCGCAGAATACTTCCGGTTTGTTCTTCTGTCAATAATATATCCGTTTATGACACGAAGTTTATGTGAGCGTTCGCTGTCAATAAAATTGGGAAGCTTAATCTCTTCATGTGTTCGGATGTAAGTAACAGAGCTTGTGAGGTTTTCTCCAACATACTTGATACCTACCGAACCACGCAGAAAGTAAACCCACTGATTCTTGGGTAGCTTTCTTTCACCTTCACGGCCCAGGGGCAGAGTCGCGTAGAACTGATTCCGCTTGGCAATGCGTTCGCCGCAGGTGTGTAATTTAACCTGCAACTCATCAGCCAGACTGGTGATGTTCTTAATCACTCCTTCTGGTTCAGGTTCTTTTCGGAATAGTTTTGGGAGTAGCTTCATTGTTCATGCTGCTGTGTTTGACGATTTCTAACAGTTCTTCGTGGTCTCTCCGCAGGAAATCCAGTTTACCGTGGAGCTGGTCCAGAGTTTCATCCAGTTCAGAGATAACCCGCAGTGCCTCCTGTAGAAGTACTAAAAAAGATTTCTCCTTGTCAAGAGTATAATCAATTTTTTTACTAAGGTACTTATAGGCAAGCTTCGCCGCCACGTAAATAAGCCCTACGAACACCAGATACGCAGGGCTCATCTCATCAACGATGCGCGTCAGGAACATCGTCCAGACATTTGCATCCACGCTTGCGAGACTATACAAAAACATGGCGGCAAGGTTTACCTCACCGCCATGGTACTAAATGAATTTATTGCTGTAAAGAATTATTTTCTTGACATAATAGTCTCGGCAAACTTAACACGAGCTTCGCATCGGTTAAACCAACCTTTAAGGAACTTCTTCTTAACAGGGTTGGCCTTGACAATGCTTTCATACCTTGCACGAGCCGCACGGTCCAGCCCCCTGACAACTTCAGCTTCTGGAATAACATCCGTTACGCTTCGTAGGGCGGCTTGAGTCTTAGGCCCCCATTTGCCATCCACTGTAAGGCCAGCATCTCCCACAGAGTTGAGCATGCGTTGGATGACATTGACGGCACCTCCGGTACCCATGTTGAACGCGAGGTCGCGTACCATGAATTCGTAGCCGAAACCATAGTTCGGAAGATAGCTTACAATCTTGGAGGTGTTCTCCAGTACGTAGCTAAGGCATTCTTCCCATGCTTCATCCCGCAGTCCCTTGTCCAGCAGGGATTTAATCCGGTTAAACACCTCCGGTTCAATCCCGTCACAGATACCTGCAATCTCCCAGGTGCCGCCGCCGTCACCAGAGGGAAGCGGGGTAACGCGCAAGCTTTCCGGTCCGGTAATCTTGTAGTCTTCCATGTTCAGGATTTTAGCGGCCATTCGGTTGCGGATTTCATGAGCATCCACGGTACCCGCGGAATCCCCGGTACCCGTGGATTCCGGGGTCAGCCGTTTAAGAATTGCATCAATGGTCTTCGGTCCGATAATGCCGTCAGCGGTCACGCCGACCAGCTGTTGAATCTTTTTGATTTTAGCTTTCTGTGTCATCGTCTTCTTCTGTGCTGTCTTCCAGCAGGTTAATTCGTTCGTTTTCAGGGTAGCCCAGTTCCCAGTGGAACCAGGTAATCATATCGTTGTTCAGTTTGATTTCCTTGGTGGGTGTAAACCACTTGCCATGAAGGAGATAATCTTTCCGCTCATCCGGGGAATCCGTGGGTTCCAGAATCTTGAAGACACAGCGGAAGTCCTCAAAAGAGATAGGTGCCTTCTCAATGATAATCCAGTGAGATACATCGACCACCCCCATAGCGTCTGGCAGGGTTGCGGTACGCGCCGCGAAACCTACTCGCATATGTTCCAAAGCGATGCCGAACGGATTGTTCAGGTGGGACAGGGTGTAGCTAATCATACCCCAGGTCATGGACCGGGACCGCGACAGAATCCCGTCCATGCGGGGGAGTACGTTTGATATGATTTCGGACGTGCTTTCCGGTCCGTCGTTGGCAATATAGAATTCTCCTCGTTGTACGTTGCAGGGCATATGTGTTTGAGTGTTATTGGTTGCTGTAGTTTTCCAGGAGACCAAGGATTCCGTGGGCGGCTTCGTCAAAGTCTTCTGCCAGTTTGTTCAGAGCCTTCTGGCCCTTCGACAGCTGGTAGAGATAGGGAACAAGCGTCTCGACGATTTCCATGCGGAACTGCGCCACACAGGGACGCGTACCCGTCACGAGCTTGGGCATAGGGGAAGAACCCGCAACCCAGTCCCGGCCGTGGATTCCCATGTAAGTCTCGATGAACTTGTCCGCTATCTCCCCCAAGTCCTCAAGGGCTTCATCGTATTTCTCGTGGTGGAACCCTGCCCCTGTCTGATAGTGGAGGATTTTAAGGAGCGGGTAGAGTCGAAGTATTCTGTTAAGGTCTAATTTCATGTCGATTAAATAATGTGGAGAATGATGGGGAAGGAACGAATCCAGTCAGACATATTGCTGAAATGCAGTTTCATCCAGTAAACGCCTCGCGGATATTTTTCGAGGCCCAGGGTAAACATGTCAGTGGCCAGGAGAACTGTATCTGTAGTCCCTCCCGGTTTCTCTGCGGAGGTATTGCCGGATGCTATATTCTCCCAGACAGGGAGATTGGCATTGTTGTATGGAGCCAGATAAATATCCCAGGAGAAAGCACTGCCCGTCAACCCCAGCGCGGCGGCATGGGAGATGTACAGGTTGATGTTTCCCTGGAAGTCGGCTCCAAGGCAGATTGTCTTAGACGACGTGGCGTGCTGGACTTCGAGGTCTGGGTCAACGCTGATGAGGTCATAGTTGTGCTTTCCTATGAACTGGCCAAGCGCACCGTCAAAGTATAAGTTGGTGTTGTTCATGGGCTTCAGGTTAGCGGGCATCCGTTCCGTTGTCCAGCTTTATTTCCACCCTGCGAGGATATTCTGACGGACAGGGGGCAGACCATGCGGACGTCTTATATCCCGCGGCAACCGCGGATTCCAGGGGTTCCTTCATGTACTCATACCTGAAACAGACCTTATAATTTCCGCATTCAGCAGTGTGAAGTACGGGGTAAATGTTCTTAGGATGGAAGAGAGCTTTAATATCAGAGTCATGACGAAAGCCTATGATACTTCCGTTCAGAGTAGTGCCCCAGGATGTTGTCCGGTCGTCCTTCTCATACTTGGCACCCATGTGGGCAGAGATAAAGAGCTTATCCTTTTCCGTTCGGATTTGACTGCACATCAGCGACAGGAGGTCGGATTCGCGTACAGGGAATACAGTATTGAGGCATGCAACATTCTTCTCTGGATTCTCCTGCATTGTAGAGGATATGGCTTCCGTAACAGTTTCCTTGTCAGTGGCTTTAAGCTGAATAAACTTCAATCCCTGCAAATTTGCCCAGGAACATACCGACAGGTCATTGGCTAGAACGGTGATACGGGTTCCGGGGATTCCGTGGTTGAGCAGGTAGTTGACGGAGTAGTGGACAAGCAGGGACTCTCGTTCCGGCCAGTCAAGCGTAGCGTTGTACGCAAAGATGATGAAAACAAAATCATCGAATTCGTGATTGGGTAATGGTTCGGACATGCCCCCATCATAGTGAAGAGTTTGTTTCTGTCAACTACTTTCCTCGTCATTCCTCCATAAAATGATTGCGAGAATATACGGAAAATGTATATTCTCGCAATCTAAACGCTCTGACATTTCAATGTACGAAATCCACTGGGGGATTGTACAGCTGTATTGAAATGTTCAAAGGGTAGTAAACTGGATTCCTTTGAAGAATGTGGTAAGAACAGGCACCTGGGGAACCGTTACAGTAGATGGACGGAAGCTATAGTATGAAGCAAGGAAATCGACAGTCGCGCCGCACATCTCGCCAGTCCACTTGATGATACGGGACTGGGTTCCATCAATGTGTTGTCGTCTTCCGAAGATGGCTGATACGCTGAAGGTTCGGCCAACGCCGGAAATCCTCTGTTCATACTGCCCCGTAATCCCGTATTGCAGGTCAAGATAGACAGCACCGCTTTCCTCTTCAATGTACCAGGGGTGCATTATCATGGCGCGACCTATATTATCCACAAGAGTTCCCTGTTCATATGTGACAGAGTACACAACCCCTCCAACCGATTCTGCTGAAGGTATTGGCCAGGTTTTGACCTCATCCAAAGTCATCTCATGCTGGGGCTGATTCGGGTGCCACACTTTCCAGACATCGTAGTCGAAGATACGTACCGTTTCCCTCGGCAGGATGTGGGACTTCCACCCTGCCTGGCTCGGCAATACTGGAGTCATTTCTGGGGTCTTTAATCCTTTCAGAGTATTATATATCTTCCACGCGTCACTGATGTTCTTGCACCGGACCCCTGGTCGGTAGGTCGCATCCGCTTTAATGGGAATAGCAACCCCGTTCGGTGTTGGCATGCCGTGAAGTGTAGGACCTGGAGTTCCGTACCACTGCCATTCATTGTAGGGGTAGGTGCCGCTCTGGTACCACCTTTGCAGGAACTCTACAGTCTTGTTCCCCTGCAACGGCTTGGGGTAGAGAAGAAGAGAACTCATGGCGATACGGTACTGGCTTCTGCGTACTGGCCGACGTTGCCCGATACCCCGTCAACGTAGCCGCTATACCACATGGCGATTAACCCGGTATTGACCAGCTGGGATTTAACAACTGCGTCGAGCGTCCCATCTTGGGCGCGGGTGACAGTAAGGATGGCTAAAGCGCATTTACTTTTACCATTCCCCTCTTCACTGGTAATGGGTGTAATGACTTCCTTCCCATCCCAGGGCTTATCATCGACAACCACCTTAGCTTGGGTCAGCCCCGTATAGGGCCATGCATATTCCCACTCCAACAGGATAGGGAGTTCACCATCCGTGACAATTTCCACTTTAGCCTTCCCGTCCTTGAACCCATCTATGGTAGCCTTCTTCCGGTTGGTGTCCCGGAAGCCGCCCTCAACGATTACTGCGTAGGTATGCCATACGCCAGAACCATCCTGTTCCTTAGAGGTAGTGACTTTAAACGGGAACGTGCCGCCTCCGCTACCTCCGCCAATGAACACAGCACCACGGTGTAACTGCTGAATGTACCCGTTATTGCCGCGAGTCATCTTGGCCAGAGGGACAGAGAAGTCTGCACTCTTGTCCTTTACGCTTGTCACCGTGGAACTGGCCCGGTCGCTTTTCACATTGAGGTACCAGGTGATGTCCTTGTCCAGCGGTGCATGCTCTTTGGAATCGACATTGTGCAGGGTTCCCGGTTCCCCACCTATTTTAGTAACCTCATTGCTGTCGATGATTACCCCGGCAACGTACTGGATGGCCGCGTTGGCTCCACTGTTCGTTGGGTCATAGACGATAGCGAACATATTCTCCGGTCGGTTCCGCATCAGGGGGTCGTCGTTGTGCGGCGACGGAGTATGTACCATGACATCGCTTTCACCGTAAACTGGGGCAATGGGGTCAGGAAGGGAATCGAACGGCGGCATGTCATTAAACAATTCGGTACCCACGGGAACCGTGGGTACCGGATGATTAAAGAGGTCCGAGGCAGGGGGTAACTCGGAATATTGAACCTCGTTGTCGGCCATATTACTTCTTGCTGGGTTTTACCTGAACCACCGGAGGCACGTCCGTTTCCGGCTGGGCCTGACTGTAGGAAATCCGGCCCGGCTCAAGGACAATGCAGGAATCGCCACGACAAATAATTGCATGGTCTTCCGTCATATCGACACGGGTACAGCTGTTCTGGGAGATGAGACCGAAAGCGGCCAGTACCGTAAGAATCCCGGAAATAATCCCAGCGACAATCGCCTTGTACTTGCTGGGCATTCCGAAATCGACGCAGTACTTTGAAACCAGTTCACCAAGAATTTCCGGTTTCTTTTCTCCCAGATTGAGTGCCAGTTTGACGTAGGGGTATTGGCCCGCAGTGTCAAGTTCAGACCATGCAGTACGGGATTCTGTTAGGGTGTATAGCTGTTCAGCTACCTTTTCAATTTCTTCGTGAGTCATTTGTTGATGTACTTTCGGGGTTTGAATATATCGCGGCAGAAGGTTCTGCCACGTCTTGTCAGTTGATAGAGAATAGGTTCGCTGTTCACCGCAATCTCCACCCATCCGTCTTCCATCAGTTTCTTGAGATTATAGTTGATGTTGGAAGTGGAAAGAGACAGGTAGCGGGACAAAACCTTGACCGTCAGCGTGGGGGTGCCCCCCGCACCGTGAAGGGCAAGCAGGATGCGGAGTCGGGTCAGGCTCATGTCAGGGTCGAATAAATCGACCCAGGACAGAATTGTCAGTAATGCCTCCTGATTGCTGACTTGTGCCATTTGATGGTTATTATTCGTCGTCATCTTCGGTGACATTAGTTAAGCCCATATGCCGTTCCAGGTCAAGAATATTATACGCGAATCGCGTCTTTCTCCCGGCACCCATGTCATCACGGTACCGGACACGCCGGACCTGCCCGCGCTTAAACATGGTGGAGAGGGTCGCCCCATTCTTAAAACCAGTGAGTTCCAGGGCTCCTTCCATATCCGTATATCCGTTAGGAATTCCCTCGTACACGTCTGAGTTAAGTGTTTTAATATATTCCCGTGCTATGTCTCCGTCCCAGTAAACCATCTTGCCGGAACGTACCTTCGGCACCTTGCGGCGTTCCAGAGTAACGAGAACACAGGTGGGAGTTCTACCCACGGCTTCCGCGATTTCCTGGGTGGACATGTAGCCATAGGGAATCTTCTTTACCACGGGTGTACAATTCCGCGGTTTCCGTGGGTACTTGAGCCCTGGGTGCTGGATGAGTTTTCCTTGATTCTTCATGCAGGTAAAAGTGGTTCGTTATTCTCAATGATGTAGATTAGGCAGAGAGCCATGGCCGCGCCGATTAGAAACATAATCATCGGTTTAGAGTGAAAGCGTTTTCGAGCAGGTCTTTGGGGACGACGTACAGAGTGCCGTCATCCACAGAGGCGGTTTTGACGAGGGTGTACCCCAGGGAGGACAGAGTTTCTTCGGCTTCATTGTCTGTCATGAGCGCAAGTTCTTCCCAGGGTATGCCGAAGTTAATCTGAAGTAGTTTACGCATTTGTCGGACCTGATTATGATAGAGCGGTGTGTTTGCCATATACATAATTATTTATTGTTTTTAAGATTGAAAATAAAAGCGTTCCATCGTCCAATGGTTTCCTCCCGGCTATTGCCGCCGTGGACCGACAGGGAATGGGGGACGGGGTGACTCCCGTTGCAGACCACATAGCGGTGGACTTCTCCGGGATAGATGTTGTCTTCCACATATTCGGGATTCTCCCCGCAGATACAGGCGGCTGGGCGTGCATTCATTTCCTCCACGAACCGCTGGTACTCTGCTTCTCTGTTCCTTTGAATGCCCGCACTAAGCCCATTGTGACCGCAGTCCGCGCATGGCTGTTGGAGCGGAGGGGTCCCCGCGTGCGGGCAGGACTGGCACGGAGACACAGGTTCCGTGGATTCCGTGGATTCTACGTAATGTCCCCTATCAGATTCGATGCGGCAGGTTGAACAAGGATAATCTGCTTTAGGGGTGTCCGCATATTTACACATCTGACATATGAGGTCAGGAGTGTAATGATTCAGTCGGGACGTACATTCTGAGCAGGGATATACATCCGAATTCAAGTCATGATAGAGACAATGGTCACAGGAGTCTGTAAGTTTGGTTTGAGACATGGGGTGGTTATTTCTTTTTGTTGTTCTTAATCTCTGCCCAGGATGAATTGCAGGTGAAACAATCAGGTTGGCAGAGTGACATGCTTGCTAGTACGCAGTTACAACAACCAGACTTAGCCGTAAATTGGCTATAGTCCTTGTCGCATTCTGAACACGGGAACGACTCCGAAGGCAGGTCGCTGTAATGGCAGTGAGCGCAGGAGGGTACGATAGGGTCTAACTTCATCATTGAATTTGATTGGAGTTCGGAGGTATTGTAGTACCCCCCGGTTGTTTTGTCAAGAATATTATTTAGTAGAATTTGTCATTTCATCTTACCTAGGGAATTCCTTTTCGGTACCCAGCTGACAGGCCATCCTTCACCGTGGCAGAGTGCACAAAGCTTGTAATGAGTTCCGTCATGCCTACAGGTTGAGCAACCGCGTTGTCGCGGCGGTACCCACGCCCGGCACGTGACTCTTCGGTCCCTTACCAGGTTGAGAAGAAATTCAATTTGAAATTGCTTTCGACAGTCTGCCCGTTCCTTCGGTGTTAATTTAGCGTAGGTTGTCCCGTAGGTGTATCGCGCATAATCACGAGCCTCTTGGATTTTAAGACATAAACAGGCTTTGACAAACCCATATCGGTAAAAGGCCTGCTGTTCAGGTGTCAGTTTCATTTTCCTTTTCGTCGTTGTGCGTCAGATAAATTTCGAGGGCCATAAGAACTCCTTGCACCTTGCCTGCCATGTAGTAGTAATACCCAAAGACAGCGATGGTGGCCAATATGACGAACAAATATATGATGTCGAATAGCATTAGTTTTCTTTCGGTTCAGCTTCCCAATACTTATAACACTCAGGTGCTTCCGGTGACGAACATGCGTTACAGGGATGGTCCCTGCAAGACAGTGCGCTATATTTGCAGTTATAGCAGTTTCTCTCTTCCTTTTCCTGTTCAAGTTCCCATGGCCATTTATCAATGACGCGTTGTTCAAGAAGCTGTTTATTTCCATAAGAATCTAGTACCAGCAGTTCTCCGCACTGGACATCCTTATCCAGAACCGTAACGGGATGGACTCCCCATGAAACTACATCCCCGGGCCAGACCCTCATGAGAGGGGGAAATCTGCGGATGAGGGCTTCCAGCTTTTTCCTCGCCTCATCTTCGATAAACTGCCAGTCCGAAGTGAGGGCACAGGTGTCGCAGACATAGTAATACACCTGTTCGTAGGTTGCTTCACGGTAATCGTAGGAGGCCAAATCGAATTGCAGTTCGAAGGTGCCCCCGCACACGGGACATTTAAACGTTTTCACTATTCTCCTTTCTAGTTCAGTTGCCACGGCCATTTGTACACCATGTCAGCTGTGGTACTTCCGTCTTCGAGTATGATTCGCATGGTAACAGGGTCTTTGCCCATAACGGTTCCACCTACTCTATGATACAGGTTATCGAAGTAGATAATCTTATCTCCGGGATGCACCCGCATAGCGGGTGGGAACTCGTTGATAAATTTTTCAGCGGCCTTCCACGCTTCTTCCGGGTACGCTTTGAACGTAGTCCATTCGCACCGGGGACAGCCTACAGAACTAAGTTCGTATGCGGAATCCTCGAATTCTTTTAGGGGAGTGTTACATACAGGGCATCTAAGCATCGCCATTGGAAGCCTCCTTCTGGTTAAATTTTTCAAGACACTTATCTACAAGTTGTTTAGCTTTCTCCCAAGCATCTTCTTCCGTATCTCCATATTCGGTTGCCAGAGGACAGTCGGGGCATTCGTAGTAATAGACATTACGGTCTTCATAGCAACTATATCCCAGATGGTCCTTCGTAAACAGGTCGTCAGATAGGTACAAGGGCAAGCCGCACACTGGACAATTAAGCGTCTCTTTGATTGGTGTCGGTGACATGCAGTTATTATGTAATAGGGATTTTATTCGTCAAGCTTATTATTTGTCAGCCTGCGCTTTTCACACAGTAGGGTGAGGTAGTAAGTAAACTGGAAAGCTAAGATAGTCCATAAGAAAGTTCCTGCGAGCCATACTGCCAGCCCTGCGAAGTAAACACCAATAGTAGTTGGGGTCATGAAGAAGTAAATACTTTCTGCTGTGACCACCATAACGAAGAAGATGCAGGCTCCATAGATAATGTGTATAGCCCTGTTGACCAGAGCATCATGCATTTGTTCCATAGCACCCTTCTCGTACAGAGTGTATTGGCTTCCACGGGTTCGGAAGGAGTTGGTTTCTATCCCCCGCTTCTTCCAAAGTTTTTTCACCTCTTCCGTTTTACGGCCATTCACCCAGACCATAACCCAGCGGGCAATGAAAGCCCACAGGGTGATGAGAAGGGCAACGACAATATACTGGCTGACTGTAAGATTGAGTATTGGCATATCTTGTTGGGTTTAATTGTTTGAGGGGTTGTACTTACGGTTTAATTGTTTGAGAGGTTGTACTTACGGTTTAATTGTTTGAGAGGTTGTACTTACGGTTTAATTCATCACAGAGTTCCTGCGCTATCTGGCGGGCTTCCGCTTTAGTATAGGGACTGCCCAGGTTTGAACTATACCAGATTTCATGGATATATCGTCCATCACGCTGGATGCGGAAATAAGCACCTTCATAGTCCCCGATTTCATAGGGGTTCCTTTCACCCACGGGTTCCACGAGTTCCAGGTCATGCCATTTAACGCAGTTGTCATACTGGTCGTTCTTTATATTAACCCAGCCATCCAACTCAGAGACAGTGACTACATACTCTTCATCTGCTTTTGGTACCTTAATATAATCCATACGTCCACTGGAAACGTACCGTACCTTACCCCCCTTGCAGAACTTTCTTGTCCGGCTAATTGTGGGTTCCTTAACTTCGAGCAACTGGTCCGGGTCGAACCACGCATAAGGCGGTTCGTCCTCATTAGGGCGAATGAAGTTCACTTTAATAGGACGTACTGTAGTTTTATCATCATGGTCAATGACTCCTTTCAACATGACAATCTTGTTCGGTTTACAATCTTCTCTCTTCATTGTGTTTCAATTAGTTAATTGGTTAATTGGTTAATTGGTTAATTAGTCAACAATTTTCCACCTGGACATAACATCTTCGTCATCGAGCGCACAAGAGCACCAGTCCCTGTCGTCAGTAGATTCATTATGCCTGCTTTGAATGTGCCCATCAATCATTCGTACCCGAAATCTAGCATTATGTATAGGGGACAATCTTTCCAGAATATGTCCTTCCATCATGTATTTTACTGCTTCCTGAAATCCGAAAGGAAAGTTCTTTTCAACGGGTGAAACCAATTCCAACATGAAACTTGAGAAGTCTAAACCCTCAATAGCTACTAACCCTGTTTCCGTTTCATTTCGAGTTACTATATACGTTTTATCATACTTGAACTGTTTGGGGAGAGGTCTGCCTCGGTTGATGAACCGCACCTCGTCTCCTCTCTGGAAGAATCTATCTTGCTTTTCCATTTTAGTTTTGTTTGTTCAATCGTTTCTTAGCACATTTAATGGTCAATTCCACTTCTTTCTTAATTTGTGATTCCGACTCCGAAGGTTCCCGTTCAGGGGACAGTGATGGGTCGAGGAGCCGAACGATACAGAAAGCATCAATCTCCGCTTCCTCCCAGGTCATTTGGGACAGAGGTACTGGACGGGGAGCCGTGGGGGACGCGACAGAAACGTACTTCTTCACATCTTCTCCCCCGTTGGTTTCACTTTCAATGACATGGCTAAGACCATTAGTCATGTCTTGAACTACTACGATGTTTTTTGTGGATGGGTTGTTATCCATGTGCATCAACATACAGGGATTTTTACTTTTGTCAATAAGTTTATTTTAGTATGACAAAAGAGGGCCGGAGGATTGTTCCCCCGGCCCCCATGGTTTACTTGGACTTTCTAGTCTTTCGAACCTTCTTTACCGCTTCAGGAGCAGGAGTAGGTTCAGAAGTTCCTGTATCTCCATAAATGGTTGATGGTTGTTTAGTTGTGAAGTATTTAAAGAAGGACAGGGAACCTGTGTCCGTCAGCCGAAATTGTTCGTATTCGGATGGCCGGAACATTCGAGTCCCCCCGTTTTTGTTGATAGCCTCGACAGTGAGAAGAATGGTTTCCACGGATTCCACGGATTCCGCGGTTACTATGGTTTCCGTAACCAGTCGGGCCCAGACCTGCCTTGCCCTCCAGTCTTCTTCCAGCGTGGCTATCGCAGTAATCGCGGCTTCCAGGGCTGGTATCTGTTCAGGAGGGAGAGTGTCTTGTGTATAGGTATCTACCCGGTTGAAACCATCGGCATCCGCATAAACCGCGGACATGCTCATCACCGTCCATATACCAGGTTCGGGGAATTGGATTTGAATCTCTGCGTTGTTCATGTCGTTTACTGAATAGGTTCATTGATGTCCGCGAAGTCTGCGGTATCTTCACTTTCCACACAGTCGCGGGCCAGAGCGTTCAGTGCGTAGTACGCGGGGTTGGTACCACCTGGTTGGTAGAAGGTGTAGTCGCCGTTGCCAACGCTTACGGAAATCCTTCCGGTGGTATTATTCACTACGTCCGTCACCCAGCGGCTCAGGCCTACACCCGACTCGAAGTTGGAGATACCCCGGCAGGTGGCGATTTTGAACAGGGTATTCCCTTGCCCACCTGTGACCATGAGATAAATAGCTCCCGTGGGTTCGTATTTATTTATTGCCGCAACTTTCTCCTGCATGTAAATGACCTTGCATACCGTCCACGGTATGGGTTCGTTATGGGTTGCAGGAATGAAGCTGGTAGTCGTCTTGACCTTCCAGCCAGTATCAGCGGAGAGAGCATAAATCTCCCGGACCTTCACAGTATATCCATTACGGGAAGAATCTCTGGAATTGTCGAAGGTGATGTCAAAGATTTCCCCATGATTGTATGCGAGGGAACTGCCCGGTATCATGCTGTACGAATTGATGGACAGGTCTGTGCGAATGTCCTTGCTACCACGGCCAATGCCAAAGGTGAGCTTACTTGCCCCCGTGCACCTCCAAATAAAGGAGATACCCGCAAAACTGGAATAGTTCCACTGGAAACTGCGAGCACGAAATTCTCCCTGAATGGTAGAATGGGCTCCGTTATTTACTTGAATATCAGCACTGGCGTAAGGAACGTTCTTGGTGATAGCCGCACTTTGTGTAGCCGACAGGGACTCTGTGTTAAGATAGGCCTCAGTGGACAGAATATTGGCAATGGTTCCCAACCCTGCCGCATAGGCACGGTTCACTACGGAGGTGTCCGTAGGGATTCCCACGGTCAGGGGGATGTTTATCCCCTGGTTCGCGTTGACGGTCTTGTTGAACGAGGCAACCCCGCCAACTGAAACCGTGCTATTGAGTCGCACCTCTGTGTTGAAGTTGCACTGTCCATTATGGTTCTCTACCAGATAGAACCAGATATTGCCGCTACCGTCGATGGTGAGCGTCTTCTGGTTAACGTTGGCAGGATTAGCAATGCTGAGGAATTTGTTGGCCTCTTCAAACACAATGCAACGAGCCATGCCCGCGGCTGTGCCAAACTGAATGGCCTTCATCTTCTCACCAGTAGTGGCAATGAAGTTGAGGCTATCATCTACCGTCACCGGGTTCTGCAATTTCAGGGGGACAGCAATGTCAAGATGGGACTTGTTTGTCCCCTCAATCACCGCCGCTCCATTGCTCGACCCTCTAATCTGAACAGCGTCGTCTCCCGTGCCCAGCTTAATGGCCGCGTTATCAGCCATGGTTAAGCCCGTTACATTGGAGAAAGACCAGGCCCCGGTAATGTTCTGGTCAGACGCAGGGTCAAAACCAGAGCCGCTTCCACCACCAGAGCCTACACTAAAATTTCGGATGCTGACAAAGAACTCGCTCTCTTCAATGGTGGAGCTGAGGTTGATGATAGCCGTAGCTTCGGTAGCCACGAAGACCAGTTGCTTACCGGAATTCCCCGCGGCCAGAAGAGCCTTGGGATTGTTCGAACCATCTACAGCGAAAAGGGCAAAGGCGTATTCGGGGATAGGGTTGTTCGCTCTAAGACCACCAGCATCAGGAGATACATTGATGGAGTAGAGCTTGCCGGATTCAAGGTTGGAAATCTTGTAGAAGCCTTCGGCTACGGGGCCATCGCCCTCCAGCGGCAGTGCCTCATACGTGTCCTCATAGTCAAACCCCAGGGGCTTGAGAGAGACCTTGGCATACGCGGATTCCACGGTAGCCGCGGAATCCTGTGCATTAGTGGGGACGACGAAGAACTTTCCAGCAGGTGATTCAATTTTAAGAACCTGGTTGGAGAGCGCACCATTGATGAGGTATTGCTCTTCAGTTACATTAGACCACTCGGAATCCGTGGGTTCCGTGGCTGACAGCTTAAAGAGAATCGGACGGTCGGAGATTAGAGTCCACGCAGAATTGGCATCCGCGGTTCCAATCTTGTAAGTTACACCCGGCTCGATAGCTGAACCGTTTACGTATTCTTTGATATTCATGATTGAAAATAATTTGGGCCCGGCCCGGTAAAGCTTATAGCTCATGGGGTCGGGCCCGTCAAGGTTTAAGTTGCTGTATTACGCGATATTCCCAGCAAAGGTGATGATGGCCGTGCCGGAGTACTGCTGTGCGTTCCCACCCGTGGGCGGCGTAATGGTAAGAACCTGTGCGCTCTGCCCTTCACCAAGCGGCGTGGTCTGGGAGAAAACAATCTTACCTCGAACGTCTTTCCCCGTGAACTTACTGTTAGCAAGATAAGCAGGTTGCATAGTCTGCCCGTCAGAAGCAACTGAGTTCAGAAGAGAGAAGGCTACATTCTGAGAAACAACTGTAAGAACCTGGTCCTGTTTGAAGGAGAGGTCGTCCGCATGCGTTACGAACTCAACACTGTAGTACCCAGCAGGGGCAGGGCCCATGAGAGATACGGCTGTCACCGTGCTGGAGAGGGCCGTAATTTGCGGCTTCGTAAATCCTTCGATACCTGTTGCAGGAACGAGGGCAACATTTGCAGGAACGGCCCCATCCACGTAAATCCAGGCATTCGTTCCGGTTGCATAGAATCGAACAGAACCTTCCTGTGTGGTGAAGGGAGGCTCTTCAATCGCGCTTATAATCTGGTCGCCAGTCTTGACGAACACGGTTACAGGAGCATCCGCGCTTACCTTCAATTCGTACAGAGTGTTCTTCGTAAGGTTCTCAACACTGTACCACTTATCAGGCGAAAGGTCCTTCGGGAGCTGGGCTCCTTCAGGTGCGGGTACCGGGTCCGCTTTCATGTTCAGCACAATCTCGGCACCTTCCAGCGCATCAACCCGGAGGTAGGCAGAGGTCTGATTACCACCCGTGGAGAAGTGATAAGCGGTTCCATCGAGGAAACCTTCAGCTTGAATCTTCTTCAGCTGTTCATCTTCAGCGATAGTTACGTGGGCTCTCTTGGTCGCAGTGATTTTGAACTGGTACTGCGTACCCTTTTGGAGTCCAGTAAGCCGATACAGTTCGCCACGGTTGATGGCGGCGTTTTCTGCGGGAATGGGGAGTATAGTTGCAGGCATAAATTAAATGGGTTAGGAGTTAAGCTTGAGCTACCGCTTTGGTCTGTTCAACCAGCGGGTTGATGGTGATACTGTGGCCTACAGGTACATGGGCTGTGGCGTGCGCGGGAATGACAACATCTCCGTCGTGTACGAAAACTTCCTGCACAGAAGCCTGTACAGATTCGCCGAAGTAGATGACGGCAGACTGGGTTTCCGGCTTGTTGCTGTCTGGGACAAAGTTCACCTGGTGAGCAACGCCAGGGGCGACTGCCGCCGTCCCATAAGTACTTGCTGGGGCCTTAACTGCTGATAGGGTAATCACTGCACCAGCCAGGGTGGCTTTAGCCATAATGTTGGGTTGGGCAGAGGGGTCCAGGGCAAGCCGTATCGGACGGTTGAATACGTCCGTACCCTGGATGAGATTACTTGAATTCTGAACCAGGACAGAACCCGTGCCTCGGTCCAGGGTAAAGGTAAGGATGTAATCTGCCTTCTCCTTAATGGTCGTGGTGTATTCTTCTCCGGGATTCAATGTTACCGGGGAGTCCGTGGGGATAGTAATTGAAGCCATATGAGTTATTGTTAGTGGTTACGCGCCGAAGCCGGAAGCAATGATTGCATCAAGGTCAGCACCTTCAGTCATTTCTTCATCAGTTTCTTCCTGGGTTTCTTCTTTAGGGGATTCTTCGTCAGCTTTATCGTCATCTTTATCGTCACCCTCTTCATCCAGTTCCTGGTCTTCGATGGAGACGATTTCGATGGATTTACCGTCGTCGGAAACTATACCGACACCCATGACCTGTACGTCATCGCCGGGTTTAAGTTCACCAAATTTTTCAGGGTCGTAAGCAATCTTCATTGTGAGAATAAAATTGGGGCGGGCAGGAATGTCCCACCCGCCCCGGTTACTGAGTTAAGGGTTTATATTACAGACCAGCAACAGCGGACGGAGTGCTGACCAGAGAGCCAATGGGCTGACCGTCGGCACCCACGAGGTTGCGACCAGAGGTCGTGCGGATGTGACGAATGACAACACCGTGACGCGGGAAGACAGGCATCGGGGCCGCAGACAGCGTAGCCACGAACAGACCCTGAGTACCCATGTAGTTGGCATCGTTGTCCTTGTTGTTCACCCAGGTGAGTTCCCCAGCGTAGGTCACGGGGTTCCACTTGGCCTGGCCGTAGGCAGACACGGGGCGAGGAACCAGAGACTTGTACACGTCCTTCACGAAGATGATGGTATCTTCATACGGGGCGTTCATGTAGGCAGGGTTCGGGACATAGCGGGTACCCACCGTGGTTTCGACCGGGATGTACTGCGGAACTTCAACCCACTTCTGACCAGTCGGCTTGGAGTCGTCGAAGGTGTAGCGGGGGTTCATGTTGTCCACGACGTAGGTGAAGCCCTTGTACGTCCACTTCACACCCAGCTGACGAAGCAGAGTAGCTTCCTTGCCTTCAGCGGCTTCGGCAAAGTTCCAGTCCTTATGGATGACCTGGTTTTCACGCAGGATGAAGTCAACCGTATCTTTTGAGGTGTAGGCCAGGAACACAGGGGAACCCTGGTCCATGAAGGCGGCAGAGTCGCCAGCTCCTTCGTTAATGAGCAACTGCCATGCCTGGTTCATCAGGTCGTCGTTAAGCGCGGCTTCCGGCTTAACTTCCGGCATGGAGTTAATATCGTTGCTCACCACGTCGAGACCGACGATACCAGCCTTCGTGGGGATAAGCTTGTAGGACGCAATGTTGATGTAGCTCTGACGGTAGAAACGGGACCAGGCGTTACCCACGGCACGCACCAACTGCTTGACGATGTTTTCAGCCTGCTGTTGAGCCTGCCAGGACTGGCGCATACGAAGCACGTCCAGTTTTTCAGAAGCCAGGCGCGTAATGAAGCGGCTGTAGGAATAGGTGGTGGCACCCGTACGGTTGACCGTAATCGGAATCTGGTCAGAGGTGGAGTTGAGACTGATGTTCATCCATTCGGGACGGGGGTCCGTAGCACCGAAGGTTGCGATACGCCCGGAGTCACCCACGCCGTCCGTCCATTCGCCAGACATAATCATCTGGGAGTTCCACGGAGATGTACGAGCAAACGTGCTGTACATGGTAGCGTTGAGAAGGTTGGTCATCGTAACCAACTTAAGTTCCTGGGCCTGAATGTCGTTAGGAGAAGTAGTAGCCATTTTGTAGTTTTGTAGTTAATATGGCAACGTTATTCTCTTGGAAGAATTTGAGGGGTTCTTTGGCGGTCATGGCAGGGACAGGACCAGGATTTATGCACCTGCAATATATAGGAATTTGGTTTGCTCGCGGGAAAGCAAAAAGGATGCACCGCTTTGGATGCACCCTTTTTGGAGTATTCCCGACTGAATGTCAAGGAAATATTTAATAATTCTTAATGAAGCAGGTCAAACGCACTGTGGATAGCGTCGCTTACGCTCATAGGCTTAGCGGCTTTCGGCGTTTCTGGAGCTTCTGGACTGCCCTTCCCTGCGGAGGGTCGGACACCACGAAGCTTCTTCACCTTGGCTTCCAGAGCTTCAATCTGCCCGCGAGCTTCCAGCAGTTCCTTCTGCATGATTTCCGCAAGGGCTCCATCCATGAAGGAACTGTTATTTATTTTGTGAGCCAAATGGCGGGCATGTTTAAGATTCTCTTCTGTAATTTCGGTGGTAATCCCCAGCTCCTTAGCCCGGTCCTTCATGGCTTCCAGCGTATAATTGTCAAGGTTGACTTCATACTTGCCGCCATCTCCCGATTTACCCCTGCTCGCCTTCAGCTCTTCAACATACTTGTCAGCGTCAGCCTGGAAATTCCCGTGAGCTTCGATAGCCGCGTCACGGACTTTGGCCATCCGAACAAAACGGGAGAGGGAAGCTCCACTCAATCCAGCGTCCGTTCCGATTGTTTCATAGGCTTCCTCTCTGTCGAAGGCATCCAGCTCAGGGTTGAGGGCAACTTCGTTCAGCTTGTTCATATCGACAGATACCCCAGCCTCGCGAGCAATGTCGGCAATCCTGGCATTAGCTTTGTTGTAGGGGTTGGTGACTTGGGTCTTGTATTCCTCTGTCGCAGTGAAGGCATATCCCTTGACAATTTCGCGAAGGGCTTCCAGTTCTTCGTTATTCGGGGTTGCCGTCTTAGCCGCATCCAGTTGCTGTTTCAGTTCCTGAATCTCCTTCTTGGCCCCCTTCAGCTGGACTCGCATTTCAGCAAACGCCTTGCTTGCGGCCTTGCTTGCCCGCTTTTCCTTGGGCTGAGCTTCTTCCGTGTCCTTCTCATCGTCCCCCTCTTCCGTGTCCTTCTCATCGCCCCCTTCTTCCGTGTCCTTCTCATCATCCCCTTCTTCTGGTTCCGGTTCTACGGGATTGCCATTGGGGTTGGACAATTCAATGGGGACTTTCTGTTCTACCTCGGCCTCCGCTATGCGTGGCTGGTCAGAGGTAACAACTGTACCCACGGGAGCCACGGATTCCGTGGGTGCCGGGGAGTCATTAAATACTTGTTCAAAAAGGCCATGAATGGCGGTGTCGATTGCTCTAGATACGGGGGCCTCCGCAGTAGCGGGAATTTGATTGTCTGACATAAATGTGTATTAGAGATTAGGTTTGAGTGAGTTAATCCAAGCGTTTCGTTCAAGGGTTTCGTGAGGAACCGCAGATACCGGGGCTTCCATGGATTCCATGGGTTGGGCGAGAGTGTGCAGTCCGGCAATGACCGCTTTAGCTCCAGCCGCATAAGCTCCGGCGAGTGCCGCCGCTTCCATGGTTGATGGAAGCGAGACGTTTAATTTAGATTGGATGATGAGAAGGGCTTCCTGCATCACCGGGTCGTTTAAGAGGTCAAACAGGGTGCCTTGTGTTTTAATGTTTGACCTGAAGGCTTCTTCGGAATAGGTGGGCCAGATTTTAGACATTGGTACCTCCCAGGTTTGCCGCGGCTTTGGCGTTGGCTTCTACAGTCTTAGCCGCTATCTCTGCCTGTTGCTTTTCTTCGGCAAGTTTGATTTCGGCTTCGGTCTTCATGCGCTTCAACTCAATGTCAGCCTGCGCTTTCATTTGTTCCGGCGTAGGACCTTCACCTTCAGCACCCTCAGCCTGCTGTTGAGCCTGCATAGCTTCCAGGGCTCGCATGCCGTTAGTGATGACTTCGTTGCACCGCTTCACCAGTTTTTCGTATTGTTCGAATTCGGGGACGACTTCCTTACTGGCCTGCAAATAGTCCATATGACCAGCCAGTTGGCTGACCAGAAGCTGGAGAGGCTGAGCAAGTTGAGCCATTTCTTCAGGGAAAAGCTGGGCATCCGGGACAAGGGACAGGATGTAATTGGCATGCACTTCGGCGTGCGTCCTGTGGTCCTCGTTCGGCATTACCGGAACTTCCTGCCCTGCCAGAAGCTGGTTGTTCTGCATAGATGCAATAGAAGCGGCGATTGTTTCGGACGGGTTCGGGTCATCCTTCAAGGGCATGAGAAGGCGAGCAGTGCGCCCGTTCGTTTCGTTAGCGATAGCCATGCGAACCAGACGTTCCTGACCTGCCCTGGGCATGAACTGCATGTAGTTGAGGCACTGCCGAAGGGCCAGAGTCCTTCTTACCTTACTACCTGCACCAATGGGAGGAAGAGCCGTAACGCTGTCGAGGTCGATTTCATACAGGGCTTCCACAGGTACTCCGGCTTCGGTCAGTCGGGCTATCATGCGCTTGCGTTCCTCGGCTCCTGCAATTCCTTCATCGTAGTCCTTGCGGATGACGCGACGGACGATTTCACGCAGGAGGATGGACAGGTGTTCCAGCAACATATCCATAATGTTGTTGCTGACCTTGCTTGCATTACCCATGCGGATTTCCGCTTCCAGCTGAGTGCGGCCCATACCACCATCCGCGTTTACGTCGATTTCACCAAGACGTTCACGGATTTGGCTTTGCAATAAGGTAAGTGGCATACCCGCAACCTGCTGAAGGTTAGGAGTCGCATTGCTCTGAATCTGAACAGAGGGGTCCAGAATGGTGTAGGCACCCATGGGATTAACCATGGCAGAGAGACGGGAGGACTCGTTGGTGGCCATCACGTTCAACGCCATACCCAGGAACGCGGCATCCGTTGCCTGGTTCATGAGCTTGTCGATAACACGAGTATGCGGAAGAAGGTCATTGCCATATCCGCGCAGAGCATGGATGTCTCCATTGGTGCTACTGCCCAGAGGGAAGAGGACGAACGCCTGTTCCATGGAGTCATAGGCTCCATACTTCGTGTAAAGGAATTTGGTATCGTCAACGTTTCCTTCCTTGTCGCTCTTCACATCCTGACTATTGCCACCATTGCCGTTCACGAAGAAAATGGAATGGGTTACGGTGCCATCGAATTCACGAACCCACATGTGGGAAATCGGAATGCTGGTACCGATAATATCGGTCAGAGTGTAGTCTCCGTTCTTGAGCATCTTCTCAGTTTCCCAGGAGACGCGCTGAGGCTGGACGGTTTGGTTGTAGCTGGCGGTGCGGAGAACCTTCATGACTTCTTCCACATCCCAGCCCGCTTCGCGTGCCGTCTGCGGGTCACGAACATAATCGTAAAGCTCATGGGCACGCAGGGTGCGCGTTGCGAATACTACTTCCAACGTCTTGCTGTCCGGCTTAACCTTGCGCTCAAACGCAAACTCATTCAGACTGCCTGCCTTAAAGAACCAGGAATCCGGGTCCTCGAAGTAGGCAAGGCCAAAGCCGTGGAAAGAGAAGTAGTGCAAGAGGTCCGTAATGATGGAGGTGAATCCCGGCATAGACTTAACCATCTGGGTAATCTCTGAGGAAAGGATGTCAGAGTAGATAGGCCTACGGGCATCATCGCCGAAACGGGTCTGCACGGAAATAAATTCGGGATTGTCCCAAACTTCACGCAGACTTGCCGCAACCTTTTCGCGAATGATACGCATGGTGCGGAAGTTGTAGTTGGTCCGGTAGTTCTGACCAACAGCGGAAAGAGCCATGGGGTCATAAGGGCGTTGGCCGTCGAGTTCAGCCTGCGCTTCCGTCCGTGCCTGCATAGAGAGCTGGTCAGCGGTGAGACAGAAGTACAGAAGGGCCCTTGCCTGGTCGGCGGTGGGGACCCGCTGTTTCAGCAGGTTCCCCTTCTCGTCAACCACGCCAATGACTCCGGGCCCTACGGGGGCTATGGAATCGGGCTTAGACATAGAGGTTAAATGAATTCAGGTTCGGAATCTTCTTCATCTACGGATGCGGTTGCGGCATCCTCCTTGATGGCTTTCTTGGTTTTAGGCTTGACAGCTCTAGGAGCTACGACACGGGCGGTGGGCTTTAAGCCTTCGGCCTCAGAGAGGTCTTCACGAGCTTTCGTCGGTCCTCCCTTCTGTTCACTCTGTCCCATGATTTTAACAGTCTCTTCGCTAAACTTGGCAATAGAGACTTCGGCCAGAGTGGTTACTGGGCTTTGTCCCAGTTCCAGAGGCAGTTCAAACCCGGTGGTGTCAGGGATGTCTCTGGTTTCAATAAGCTCATCCCAGTTGTCCACGTTGTAGCACTTTTCAGTCAGAACGCTGTCAAGGAAGAGTCGGAAGTGGGGAGACACTGTGACATAAGGTACCCGGTGAGGGTAAAGCTTAGCCAGTTGGCTGGACATGACGAACGTGCCGTCAAGTGTGTAAGATTCCTTAGAGGATTCCGTAGCCGGAATAGTGAAGTACTTACCAGCAACGGTATCACATTTCTTGCGGAAGAACGCGGCATCCAGGGCATCAATGGCTCCTGGAAGGAACGTTTCATTGCCTCGTTCAGATACCCAGATAATGGGACGCTCGTTCAGGTCGTTCTCGTAAGCAAGGGCCTGATGAAGACGGGCGAACATGTGAGTCACCAGCTTGTAATTATCAGTGACGGGGGTAAGGAGTTCGATAGTTCGAAGGTCCTTGAACTGATTACGTAACAGGTTGAGCATGGGTTCAGCCGCCGCTCTCGCCCGGTACGGGAGCATAAGCCAGATTTCATGGTCAGTGCGGCTGGACACCGCTACGCTGTCGAGCAGGTTTTGAGCAATCCGCGTACCATTAACGAGTACGCGGGGCTCACACGGGATTACTATGGTTGCCATATTTGGTTATAATACAGTGTGTAGTTTAGTTTCTGAAGGTACTAACGAAGCCTCTACTGCGGCATCCGTCAGTGACAGGGCCGCCTGCGGTGGCAGGATGCTGAAAGCCCTGTGAGTCATCAATGCGCTAAACGCATACCAGCGAAAATAGAATTGAGCCTCCACGATGGGCTCGTACATTAGAAAGTTGAAGTAAGGGTACTTACGGTCCTCCAGCCCTCCTAAAGGTTTTGCCACACCCATGTAGTTCTGAAACATGTTTCGTCTAAAATACACATGGCGCACGTCTTTAAGCGTAATATCCTTGGGGCACATAAGATGCTGAACATTACGGACATCCTTTCTAGGATTGTCCACTTCAGTGGCCTTGGGGACTAGAGTAGTAGCAGTAACATTGGCTTTCGACAGGGAGCTAGAGGAAATCCAGGAGGTATAATACTGTCGATATTTCCAGGACTTGCCCCATATCTCCTTATCCCTCATCACAGAGGTGAAGAGTTTCGAGTTTTCTGACCGCAGGGGACCTGACCCTTTCTTTGGTTTACTCATCGTCTGACGTACATTTACATGGTTTGTTCTTAATGTCAATCAGATAATTTACAAAATTGATGAAGGTGGCAGAATCGAATTCTGGCAATTCGCGCTTATAACTGGCATAGGCACTAAGACTTGCCATAGGTATTGCAGACCAGGGTTCATATACGTTTGCCAGTTTGTCCACCATATCCCGGAGGAATTTTTCATATTCGGGAGAGGGAGCTATCAGCTTCATGAATACATCATAGTCGGTAATCTTCTCCGGGCTGACTTTCCGGTCAAAGGTCAGGGGGTCATCCGCATACTCTATCCTCTGTAGGACGGGGGATATGGATTGCTTATGCTGACTGTACTTTACCTTATATTTATTAGCATGATTCCGAAGGGCATTGAGGTCGTCCAGCCATGCATTCATTTGCTGGCACCAGGAGCGCAAGGCCTCAATTCGCAGTCGGATGAGATAAGCTGTGCGCGTAATCTGGCTAAAACATCCGCAATGAGGTACCTTACTGGCACCAGAATAAGAGGCCTTAATCAGATTACCGCAAGCGCACTTAAATACGTAGGACTTATTAACATCGTGAGAATAGCCCACAATAGTGAGGAGCCCTACCTCCTGACCAACGGGGTGGGGTTTCTTTTCCTTCCCCATGTAGTCAGGATAAATATCGGGTGATTTAATTTCTTCCGGCAGGTTGATAAGAGTGACCGGAGTCCAACGACGTAATAGTTCGTGTAAGTTTTCGTCTTGGGTCATGCACCTGACTATAGGAGCTTCCTCAAAATTGTCAACTATTTTTTACGTCTTCTTCCGGCTTATCACCTTTCTTCTTGAGTTTAAGTGTGATAGTACGGCTGGCACTGTTTTCTTTAATCTCTGGACGAGTGCCGTCTTTGTTGAGAGCTATAGGCCCACCCTGCAATCCCATCTGGGTAATCGTCTCAGTCTGTTCAAGTTCAAATTGTTTAATGACCGAAGCGAGCAGGTCCATATCCCGTTTGGCGATGGCTTCGTTAAACCGTTCCCACAAGCCGTGGCTTCGTTCCATGATGGAGAGGAAGAGAGGAACGTCCTTAATGGATTCAATGTCAGCATCGGCCATGAAGCTGGCAACCTTCTTAAACCCACTGTTCATCAGTCCCTTATACTGCTCACTCATGTTCTCGACAATATCAAGCTCAATCTTGGTGCGAGCTTCCTGACGTTGCAGGATGCGGGCCTGGGTATTCTGGGTGTAGCTGTTGAGAAGCTGATTCCTTATGGCCAACTCTTCACGAGAGAGTTGCACCTGGTCCACCAGCTTATTAACCTTGTCCTCCGTAAGTCCGGTGATTTCAGAAACAACAGAGACAGGAGCCCCTGCTTTATACAGGCTTAATGCTTTGCGGTACAAGGTGTTCTGCCAGTCGTAGTCGGCAGTGACAGGGGCTGTGGTGTTTTTAGATGCGCTTGTCAGGTCCATAACAGATTCATGGCTTGGTTCACTTCCTCGCGGAAATTATCCCGCTTGGGTCGGTCCGCTTCGGTAGCTGGGGTAAAGCCTCCAAGGTATCTCCCAATATCCTGGGCTTCGATGTAGGCTGTGCCGTCCGTGCGGTATTTGATAACTTCTTCATGTTTTACCACTTGCTGGTTCCTGATGTCAAGTCGAATTTTACCGAACTCAGGCCCCATGATTCCGCGGCATACGTGGACAATAAGAGCCAGAGCGTCTGCGTTGTCCGGGGATTTGTGAATCCGCTTCTTCATGGCTACCTTGGGCTCCACGGAAATACGGGTGCCATTCATGGTATAGTTGCGGGACTTCAACTCCACAATCGTCGTAGGGTCAAGGCCATACAGCTGGCGTGCGTTAATGGCGAGCTTCATGCATCCCCACAGTTCGGAGACCTTATTGGAATACTGCTGACACGCTTCCTGATTTTGGAGAAGGCCCAGCGGTACCTTGCTGGCCTGGCCCGCGAAGCTGACCGTCTGGAAATCCGTACCGACGTGCTGGGCCAGAATCTCGATGAATCCAGTACCCCCGGTAACGTCAACGGCAAGGTGCTTGCTCTGAACGTTATTGGCACGAAGAATTTCACCCACCTGCTGAGCGATGTCGAAGTTGCGCTGTTTCATCTTCTCCTTGGCTCTGGTGGATTTGAGCAGGAATGTCTGAGTAACGGCACAGGCCCAGAGACCTTCCACGGTCTTCCCTACCTTCGCGAGTTTTAGGCAGGTCTGGTCCCCTCCATTAGTGTAGGCAGGGTCGAGGCCCGCAATGGTGATAAGTTCACCTTCACCCCAGACAGGCATAGCGTCCGCTCCACTCCCGTAAATTTCCGCTTCCGACATAAGGCTACCTTCTTCAGCGTCGTCAGAGAAGGCGGCCTTATGGAACCGGAGGACGAACGGGCTGTTCTCCCCGTACTGTTCAATAGTCTGCTGAACAATGTCGAGCGGAGTATAGAAGCTCCAGTCTTCGCGCTTGTATTTGATTCGCGGGTTTTGGGTGTTGTCGAAGCGGATGTAAATCCCGTCCTTAGTTTCCCAGGAGTACTCTTCGAAAATATCAACGGAGTTCCAACCATCCTTCGGCATGGCCATCACCCCGAAAGCATCTGTGCGGCTCTTGGGGTTGGAAGCGGCCATCAGTGTGGGGGGCGTGTCTGCGCGGTTGGTGATAAGGTTGGTGCGCCAGACTTCCACCAGTTCAATGGGCAATTCGGAAAGCTCGTCATAGAAGACGTGCATGTTCTTTGCTTTAATACCAATGAACCGGGAACTGGGGTCGCCAACGTTGGCACAGGGAATAATGGAGATGCCGCGGGAGTCGTCGATATCTCCTTCCTCGTTAATACCTTTAATCTGGCCCTTACCATCTACGAGCTTGCCTGGAAACTCCTTACGCCATAACCTCTTAATATCCTTGAAGATACGTTTCTTCGCACCTTCAATGGTAGTAGAGGTGACGAGACACAGAGTGTCAATAGGGTCAGCCAGATAGAAGAGCAGGGCCATGATGGCCATGGACAGGGACTTCCCACAGGAGGAACCGCCACCCATAATGCAGACGTTGTACTTCGATGCGGTCTCTATCATTTGCTCCAGCCAGGGAGTCCAGGTAATAGGAGTCGGACTACCTTCGTAATTCCAGAGCAGGTCAATCGCATTGTGGGCATGGCCGTATCGGCCCAGACCACCCTTCTCTACAGGCCAGTCATATTTGAAGCACCAAAGCTCAATATCCAGTTCGGAGACTCCGTATTCCCATTGCCTCCCATATCGTGTAAAATGTCTTGCCATAATTCAGAGTCGAACAATATCCCAGGAATCAAGGGTCAGGGTGTGGTCGCCATTGAGTTCGCGGTAGGCCCACAGGAGGATAAGCAGGGCATCCGCGTTCTGTAGCGTTACCTTCACCCCCGGAAAGTTCTCCATTGCTATCTGTTTAAGGTTGTTCTTCCAGCGAGTTCTATCACGGGCGGTCAGGCCCGTATCGTAAGCTCCAACGGCCCTCATCCATTTGACAGGGGGAACTTCCGTCAGCTCATACCCGCAGGCGGCGGCATAACCGACAACGCGCCCGGTAGCATAGCCCAGGACTCCAGAGCTTCGGGGGTTGCTCACCTTGCCGCCTCCGCTCATAGCGTAGCTCATCTTCTCAATCACGAGCTTGCGATGCTTGTGGCGGGGAAGCCGATTCAGGAGCCCTTCCAACTCGTGGGTATCTTCCGGCATATTTTGTACGTAGATTTTTTTCTGCTGGGTGTCCGCGAGTACAAGGGCTCCGTGGACTCCGGGGTCACATGCTACCAGTTGCATTCGGGAATATACCGAAGAAACAGGAGGGGGTCAAGCCTAAAGAAAACCCCTGCCACGCTTCCCAGCGCAACAGGGGGACTCCTAGTGCTAAACACTAATCTATGGAAAAAATCAAAGGCAATGAGGCGAGCCGCTTACTTGGCGACTGCGGAGAGTAGGCCCATCTCCTGAATGGCCTCCACCTGGCCTTCAACGGGATGGGGTTTGAACTTAAGGAACGCTTTCGCGTAGCTGTTCTTACCATCGCGGCTTACAGCACGCTGAGCTCCAATCTGGACACGGTAAGCGAGAGAACCCGTCTTGGCACCCTTCAGCATCATGAACTGAATGAAGGGAGCCCCAACACCTGTGTACTGATTACCTTCCGGCGTGTAGCGGGCCAGGGTCCACTGGGCACCCATGAAGTCAATCGTGAAGAGAGCATCAAGGTCATCCTCCGTGGTGGAGGCATCCTTAATACCTTCGGGCTTCTTAATCAGGAGCCACATAGCCAGGGCGCGGTTGACCTGGGACTTGTCGTAGCCTTCGGCTTCGTATTCTTCCTTGGTATTCCAGGACTTGGCGAAGACTCCAGGCTGACGCTCGTTGAACGGGATGTGTTCCCGGAAAAACTTTTTGGCTTTCAGCACAATGCATTCCAGAGGATTATTGCGCTCAGCGACAACGAGACCGTTAAGGAGGAAGGCACCAAGGCTACCTACAGGCGCGTCCAGTTTAGCTTCCTCGCTGGAAGCCTGCCACAGTTTGAGGTAGGGAATCTGGATGTCGGACGCGTCCGCTTCACCTTCAAAGGACTGATAAGGTGCGTCAATAGCGAGCTCCTGCTTTTCAGTGGTGCAGAGGTCAAGGGCTTCGTCCTGCGTGTCGGGGTTACTTGTATTTCTTACGGTTGCCATATGTATTCTAGTATTCTTGTATTCGAGTTGAGGGGATTTCTTTAGCGAGTGAACCGCCCTCTTAACCTCTCGGTGGAAGTGAACATATCAGAACTTCCGAAAATGTCAACAACTTTTATTTCATTTTCAGCAGAGCCATTGCGCTCTTCACTTCGCGGACAATGCCCAGGTCCTGCAAGTCCTTCAACAGGAGTTCCTTAGCGGCTTTCTTCTCTGCCTTGCTCGCTCCCTCGACCGCGGTTCGTTCCAGTACAATGTCAAGGAGCTTAGCCACAGGGAGCCGGGAAACAGTGTCCAGAATCTCTTCCGGGGAGAGAGTCTGTTCGATATAGGCACGGAACGTATCGTTGTCCACCTTAATCGTATTCCCACGGCTGGCATACTTCCATCCGGGCACATCCACCCCACAGGCGAACAGGGTCTTGGCATAGTCCTTATGCACCTTATTCGCCTCGCCGATAATGCTTGCGAAGGACAGAAGGGAGCCCAGGGTTTCCGGGTTGTCCATGGCAGTGCCTACGCTGTCAATCATCCCCTCCGCTAAATCCTTGTCCTTCAATACTTTGAGGGAGAAGTTACGGGCCATGCTGGTAATCTTCTTACAGGTTGCCAGTCGGTCGCAGTAAGGGCAGACATGGGGGGATGAGCTGTAGGCATACGGGTTGTCCGCATCACGGCCATGACGGATAATAACTGAGGCAATGGATTTCATGGCTTCCGTGGCATCCATGGGTACCGCGGGCATGTCGGAAGAAAATGTCGGTGATTCCTTCGTCCGGTAGAAGGCGGCAGTTTTGAGCGCATCCTGCTGGCTCGGTTGAATTACTGCAAGTATAATCCTTTCACATTCAGGACGTTCCGCAAATTCCAACAATCCGTAGTAAATAAATTGACTATTGACCTCAGGGTTGGAAACAGGCACCATGCCCATCTTGTAGTCGATAATCATGGAGGTATTCCCATGTCGGAATAACACGTCGGCAGTCCCCGTCTGTTCCGGGTCGTCCGGGTTAAAAAGGATTCCGGGGAACTTATGTTCGGGCAGGACTTCAAAGTCTGCCGTCCCTACTTCCTTCTCCATCATCCCCCGCAGGATGCCAACCATATTGTTGGCCGCGGTGTAGAGGGAACGTTCATGCTTGGTCAGAAGCATATCCGGGTTCTGGGTTTCCAGGGCTCCGTGGACACGGGTACCCACGGCAGAGGGAGAGAAATCATCTTCCTCTTCTTCCTGTGTCAGGGGGCGGGACACATAACCGGGGCAGGTAGCAAGGAGTGCTATCTTGCTGGGGCTGTACTTGCTGTGCGTAGCCTCGGAGTTGTCTGCTGGTTTTTCGTTATTCGTTTGCATTGTGTGTCAGTGAGTTAAAACAGATTTCCTTAGTGTTGAGTGCTTTGATGATTTTTTCTTCCACGGTGTCCGCGGCAGTCACGATATATTGAATCGTGGAGGATTTCGTACCCAGTCGGGCAATGCGGCCTTGGGCCTGCAACAGGTTCTGAATGGAGTAGTCCGGGGAGATGAGAGCCGCGCGGGGATAGTTGCCGTCCGTATCATGAAGGGACACTCCGGTCCCGCCTGCACTAATCTGAACGAGAGCGAGCCGTGTCGTATTCGATTGAAACTTATCGACTTCTGCTTGTCTCTGGGCTCCCGTCAGCTGTCCGCTAATTTCAGAATACTGAACCGCCTCTCCGGCCTTCTGGTTAATGAGGTCCGAAAGGGTAAGGATGCTGTCGATGAAGGAGACAAAGATGGCAACGCTATATCCGCTCTCCAACAGTTCGACTGCCTTCTCTGCCATGGTAGGGAGCTTAGCGAGCTCCGACTGCTGGCGAAGGCGAAGCAATTCTACAACAGCGGGAAGCTCAATACCTTTCTCATTGGCGCGTTCAATAGATTCGTCCCAGGCGTTGTCCAGTCTGGTCAGAGCTTTCTGCAATGCCTTAATCTTGTTCATACCCTTCACGTCCACGTCAACGGACAGATATTCGATTCTATTCTTCGGGAAGAAAGTGTCAAGCTTTTCCTTGTCAATCTCCGTCATAACGCCCGCATCGAACAGCTTGCGTTTCAGGTTCTCCATAAGGGATTGAGTTCTAGTGGATAACTTAAATTCCAACCCACCCCAAAAAGATTCGGTACATCCCTGCTGTCTAGCCCACATCCAGAAACCGATACGAGAGTCTTTAATCCATCCAGCGAAAGTCGCTGGGACACTCATATCCAGCGGCGTAATGAACGGAGTGGCCGAAAGCATGATGGTGGGAATCTTCTGGACTGCCGCCGACAATGCCATGATGTTGCTCTGGCTCCGATAGGTCTTGGCCTTGTGGCTTTCATCCAGAACAAGGATGGCATCTTCGGGTAGGGACCACCGGCCGTAGGCAATCCGGTTGCGGGTGAGGCGTGCGGGTTTTGAGTAGAACGGTGTGTTACCCATACGGATTTTCTCCCAGGAATAGATGCCCGCATCAACTACACCCTGCGCCTCCATGGCGCGCTTCCACTGGGTAACAACAATGGCCGGACAGACGATGAGGGGCTTACGCTCTAGGATGCGGGCCGTCTCAATCGTGGTCAGGGTTTTACCCGTACCCGTGCATGATTTGTTGACGACGAATCCGTGGGCGCGAATCGCCTTGACCATAGCGTCAATGCACTCCACCTGCGGTGGGAATGGTTTAAGAGGATTGCTCATTTTCTGTACTTATCCATGATTTCAGGTTCAGCGAGGAGAGGGAGGGTGTTTGCCCAGTCAGGCGTATCTTCCATAATATCCTCAATCCGCTGGGCGTACTCTTCCGCTTTATCCGCGGGAACCATCACCACCGCCTCGTCGTGGACAAGAAGGCAGGGGGCGGCACCGGGCAATTCCTTGCAGAGACGGTTGAAGGCACGGACCATCAGGTCGCGGGCAATGGACTGGATGTTGTTGTTGCTCAATAGGTTAGTATTGACAATGGAGGACTTGTAGCCGAAATCGACACAGGTGGCAAAATAGGGGCGACGGCCATCCTTGGGCTGGATAAGCTTCTTGTAGCAGTTACGATAATAGAGCTTCCGGCCAGAGGGCAGGGCGAGAGCGAAACTGTGGGAGGGAGTCCGGTAGCCACGAGCGGCCAGTGCGTCAAGCTCGCGCCACCATGCAACCACTTCGGGGCTTCGGCTTCGGTACATATCGACAATGGCCTGGCACTGGTCCCGGTCCATACCGGGGTTCGCCCGTTGGATAGCTGACCACCCAGCACTAAAACCACAGGCAAGCACCCCAGCCTTCACATGCTGACGGAGGTTTTCCTGACCCGGAGTTTCCTTGCAGTATTGTTTGAAGTCCTTGACGGATGTGGGGATGAGGCCCCAGCCCTTCGCGTTAGCGGCATAGATATCCTTTTCCCCGGCACGAAGCGTTTCAAGAATTTTCTCCTGTCCGCAGAGCCATGCGGTGAGACGCGCTTCGATACCTGCCCAGTCACAGACCACCAGTTTATAGTTCTCTGGAGTTTGTATTAGCTCGCGCTGGTTGAATCCCATAACACTATCACGGTTAAGCTGTTGCAAGTTTAATTTGTCACCACCTGCCGTCCAGCGTCCCGTACTCGCACCGCAATAGGTGAGCGTGTAAGGGATTCGGTCAATGCCTTCGTGGTCGGTATAGACACGGGAAAGCATGCGCTCGGTCAGGGAGATGAGACGGTTGACGCTTCGGTACTTGCCAATGAGGGAAACCCAGGGAACGAGTTTTCCATACTGTTCGAGCCAGTCCGTGAACTTGTCGCTGTTCTTGCTGGTAGTCTCCGGCGGTGGGATGTTCGGGTCCGCACAGGCTTTACGGAGTTGGGGAATGGAGAGTTTCTTCTCCAGCGGGATGGCTTCCTTGTACTGCTCCCTCGCTTCGTTCAGGATTTCCAATCCCTCTTCAATAGCCTCACGGTTGGTAGGTACTCCCCTCCATCCCATCATGCAGGTATTGAGCCAGCACTCGCGTTCGTAGTCGGGCCAGAAGCGTTCGAACTTATCCCAGACGGCAAGGCAGTAGTAGGAGTCGCCTGCCACGTATTCCTTCATATCGTCGGGGATTACGTCAAGGGTTCGGAAGTCCACGCCCTCAGCTTTGGCTCGTACCTCCTTGCTAATCTCAATGCCCCATATCTTGGCCACAATCTTTGATAGTGCGCCATATATGGACAGGTAGTTGGCCGCGGCGCGTGAACATACCCATGCGTTGAAGGGAGTACGGAATCCGGGGATTCCGGGGGTTCCGGTACAGCCTGGGGCTTTCAGGCCGAACAGGTAAACGGCATAGTCGAAACTGGCGTTAAAGGACACGAGCGTCTTACCTGCGGTGGTCTCTGCCCAGTTGAAATCCTTGGGATGACCCACCCAGCAGTACTTGCCGTCATACGCCGACATGATGTACGCGTCAAACTTTTCGTGGGTGCAGTAGGACCGGGCATCCATGCAGGTCATGGAGTAATCCCCTTCGTAAAACGTTTCGAAGTCAATGGCCAGAGTATCGCCCGTCAGCTTTGTCTGGTCATCCGTGATTTCCATTTCGTAGCCCGGAATCTTCGGCAGTGAGAATGTATTATCCATTAGTCGTTCTGGTTAAGGTGTTTCTTAGCGTCAGCGTAGCATTCGTAAGGAGTAACGCCGGAAAGGTTTTCTTTGGTTCGTTCCTTAAAATACTTGAGGGCATAGAGCATACGCCTGCGTATCTGGTCTTCCTTCTCAAATGCGGCATAGTTTACTGCACTGCTATCAACCGCTTCGTTCAGGACAGCCGTAAAGAGACGGGCGGCAAGAACCGCAATGTCATAGGCTTCCTTAGCCCGCTCCGTTTCATCCTCTGCCTCCTTATATTCTTCAATCTCCCATTGCAGGTGACGAAGGAGGTCAGAAGCAGATTCGACAAGACCCATTTGCTTGAAGGTCCGGTCGATGTAATCGGCAAGTGTGGTGCAGGATATGGTGAGGTCGTTCATGAGTTTAGTGTTTGAGGATTTCTTTGATGCGGTCGTTAGGTTCGGGGTCAATATCATCAGGGCCTACCATAAAGACCCGACCCTCCTTATTCTCTACAAGGAACTTATAATCAGCTCCCTGTGGGGTAGTTACCACGGTTACGGGTGCCGTGCCCTTAAGGAATGTGTCGTCACCTGGGCGCAACAACATGAAGGTCGGGAGAATGGCAATCTGTCGAAGCCACTGCTTCATGACCTGGTACGGCGCGTCAACTACCGAAGCCTTAGTATTGAACTCATAAGGAGCAGAGGAAGTTCCGCAGAAGGGGCAGGTCAGATACATGACAGCCTTAAATGAGGTAGCCTGCGTTCTGGTCTCGAACTGAATATGAGCCTGGTGGCAGTAGGGGCAGAGGCGAGGTACGCTGACAAGCGGAATCCCGTCGTTGGAATAGAAGGTTATGTCGTTGTCTTTCATGTGCTTATTTGAGTAGGGTGAAGATTACAGTAAATTCAATGATAGCCCACAGGGTTAATATGCCATTCTGAAGAAGGCTCTCACATTCAAAGTTGGCTTTTTCCACCAGAGTTACGATGACACTGGTCACTAGGGATATGGCCATGCCGACATACAAGGAGAGGAGGGACATGTCATCCCCGGAACACCACGCGATGAGGACTATAGGAACGGTGAGCCACGCGAACGGGGCAAAATTTCTCAGGCAATCTTCGATAAATCCTTTCATGATTGGATTGGTCTTAGTGGGTCGATGTAAGCATATGGAAGGTTATAATGAGGAAGATGAGCACAAGATAGACGATGCCGCGGTGCCACCATTTCTCGTCAGGTTCGAGCTTGAAGAAGCAGGCCCCAATAAGAGGTATGCCCGCAAGAATGACATAGAAAATTTTAACCAGAATTTCCAGCATGGCGGTTCAATTAGTACATGGTTTCCTCGGCTTCCTGCATGTCGATAATCCAATCAAGGGAATCGATGGCCTTGTTCAGCTGGTCACGCTTCTGGGACAGCGCGAAGCGTTCCTGCATATTGGCGTTCTGGGCCTTCAAGTTGGCGAGACGTTCGTTGCTCGGCCTGCCCAGTTTCTTGCCGTTGCGGCTATAGCCGGGGCGGGCGGCTTCCGTTACATGAACCTTGTTCTGGTCCTGATTGATGAGATTGCCCAAACCATTCAAGAGGTTGATGAGCTTGGAGATACGCGCATGGTTGGCACGCAGTGACTTGAGCTTCTGCTCGGCTTCCTTGACCTGATTGCTGAGGTCCGCTTCGAGCTGGGTCAGCTCATTCAGGAGGGATTCGTTTTCGTTGGTTGTCTTCACGTTGTATTGCTGGTTGGCTTATTAGTATTCAGTGGCAGGTGAGGGAGGAAGCTTAATGGGCTCACCTCGTACCTGCGAAGTGAGCCCATTATGACTACGGTTTTGTTTTTGTCAAGAAGTTTTTAGAAGAAATTTTTGAGGGAGTTGTAACTCGCTCACTATCCTACAATTACTTCTTGGCGTTGTTTGTCCTGTTCTTCCCATTCAGGGAAGTCCCGATACCAACGGGCCTTAGTACTGTCGCTTGCGTACTTGAGCCAGTCCTCTACATGGAGGAACCTCATGCGCCGTCTTCCTCCCGACACCTGTTTCGTTTTCCACCATGCTTCGTCTTGGAAGTAAGTGGTGATGGCGGTCTTGAACCCTGCGAGGGACTGACGCTTAGGAGCGTTAGCGGAACGCGGCTGGTCTGTTACTACTCCAGTATCTCGGATGGTGTAGAGAATATGCAGGAGAGCTTGCGGCCCCGTATAGGAGATGGGAATGTGCTTCCACAAAGGATTGCCCTCCCTGTCCGTATCTACGTCCCAATCAACCGGACGAAGTTGGGTCACGAGGGATTCCTCTGCGGATTCCCGCATGCCATACTTGGTGTTTATCTCTTGGGACTTCTGCACCACCATGCTTACAAGTTCGCTAACATCCTTGCTTAGCGAGTGGTAGTTCTCATACACCTGCGCCCATAGTTGCTGTATATCTATGGAATCACGAACCTTCTTCGCCGTAGCTAGGTCCCCTCCCATACTGCGGACATAAAGGACAGAGTAGCGGCGGTTCCCCGTGGCATCCGTCAGCGGGTTGGGGTCGTTGGATGTTCCAATGAACACCGCCTTCGGCTTATACATCCGCTGGTCACGCTGGTATGCCGCACGGGTCTTGGCGGGCTGGATGTCAAGAGCGTTCTTCACCTTGTTAGCGTCCTCCGGGTTAGAGAGGATTCGGTCAATCTCGTCCAGCTGGATAACATGGGTACTGCTCTTCTGCACGATAGCATCCTTCTCATTATGGATGTCAAAGCTACTCGTGAAGCATCCGGGATAGTCGGCAAGGAGCTTAGAGGCCCAGTAAGATTTACCGCTACCTTGGCTACCAATGAAGATGGGGCAGAAGATGGGGCACATGTTATTAACATCTTCCATCGACTTCTCCATGTGGTCGAGGACCGTGTAGAGCCATGTACGGAGCACGAAGTCCAGCCACTCTTCTTCGGTATAGCCTTCCGGGGCCATGCCCTCTTCCAGTTCAAGAGTACGGATGTACTGCCCCACTCGGTCAATACCATCCCAAGGTTTTACGCACAAGGTGGATGCGAGGGGGTGGTAGAAGAAGTTGGTGGAGATACTGCGGAAGGTTGCGTCCAGTTCGTGTTGCAATTTGGAGGTAGCCGTTCCTACTGCCAAATAGCTGGCCCACTTGCCCGCGATGTGGTTCACGAACTCTGGGTCGTAAGGATAGAGCCTTCGGCTCACGAGGTCCAGCACCAGTTTGGTCTCATTAGCTACATCGGTCACAATGCGGAGACCAATGGAGGCAAGAAGGAAGCTAACATTAACGAATGATACGGAAACGATGTCCTTCTTGGGGTCCTTCATGGGGAAGTCGAGAGTAGCCCAGCGTTCCGGTTTCTTTGCCTGATAAGCCTTCCCCTCTGGTAAGGGTCCGGTCTCGGCAAGGATTTTCTTTAGCTCTGCGTCGGGGTTATATATCTTATCCAGCAAGGATTCAGATTCAGCATCCGTAACCGGAGGGGTTATGGTGGCAATGTCTCTGTTCTCGATGTCCAGCACATACATGCGGAACAGGTCATTCATGCTCTTCGCCTTCCGGTCCTTGTCCTGACAGGAGCTATGGAGGCAATGGAACCATGAGGTAGATGGGAAGTCCCGGACAATGTTGAATTGCAGGTCACGGTCGGCACGGTGTCCCGTACAAACGCCCGCACAGGCGGGACACATGCCGTACATGTGATTCCCCTCCCAGCGCATTGCCCGGAAGCCCTCGGCCTGTTCGGCGTAGCCATTATCGTCCAGCCACTTGGGGAACTCGGAGATAAGAATGGGAAGTGGGTCCCGCTCGGTCAGGAGGTCATCCTCTGCCGCGGGAGCCACGGTTTCCTTGGTAGCCCGTTCGACCAGCTTGTCAAGGGAGGGCACGGTAAATACCTGCGGCGTATCTTTAGCCCGTTCCACCAACTCCCCGTGGTAGAGGAACTGCAACCGGGAGGTGTCCTTACATGCGGGGTCGCAGGTCAGACCGGAGAGGTTGTACACTTGGTCCCACAGGTATTTGCAGATTAGCTGGTGACGTGCCTGTCGGATGGCCGCGACGTACTTGCCCATATCCGGGATATGGGAATCCGTGGAATCCGTGGAATCCGGGGGTTCCGAGATGTTGAGAGCTTCGCGTGCCCGTTCATCGACTTGGACGAAGAACTTGAACCCGCCACTGGGGCTGACGTACCCGAACAAGTAACCGGGCAAGTGGGAGAGCTTATCCTCGGCAATGCGTTTAAGTTCCTCCGTAGTGGCGGGGTTCGTATCTTCCTCCCTCTTCTTGAGGTCAATGTCCAGACCAATGATGCCGGAGTGGGACCAGAAGGAGATAGCCCGGCGCAATGCGGTACGCGGGTCAACGGTCTTCTTATTCTCGCCCAGCATAGATGGGACGGAATGGAAGATGACGGAAGGGATGAGGGCAGGAAGTGCATTCTTGACCTTCACCTCGCCATCTGGGCTGTTCTCCTTCCATCGGGTATAGACCTTCTCATAGGCGGGAGCCAATGGCGCACGAAGCGGCCGCCCTGCCTGTTTATCGAGAAGGAGTGATAATTGGAGACTTGTCTTTAACCGCTCGTCCGCGATGTCGTTACTGCGGAGGAAGTTAATGAGACAGTCGATTGTAATTGCCTGTGGATTCTTTCCGCTTCCGGTAAAGACGCGGGGAGCGTTACTCCGCTCCAACAAATCCCAAGGCGTGGGGATTAGAGTAATGGATTGCATACTTTTATGTGTAAGGCCCGAAGAGCGTGGACGGCGTAGTCCGCACCCTCGTGGCCTATGGTTTGAATTGCCGTCCGGAGGTCGAATGGTGTCCGAGGCTACCACGGGTTCCGGGGGTTGTCAAGTAGAATCTACGGCCTATAACAAGCACGTAACAAGCAATATTTAGAGTAGTTGTTACGGTAAGTGATTGAGTATATACGACTTAACAACTATAACAAGCATAACAAGCAAAAATCGTAGTTAAACGTGTACGCACTCGTCTCGTGCCGTATGGCGGTCGCGCTACGCGCTCCGCGGACCATGTTTTTATGATAAGGAGAGGGCTAAATCGGAGAGAGATTGAAACTGAATGAGTTAGCGTAACAACCTCTCAAAATCTGGATGTAAAGTATTAAGAGCCAAGGACTTAACTACTAGAGCGCGAAAGAAGTTGTTACGCTGGGTCATTGATAATAAACGACTTAACAACTATAACAAGCAAACAAGCAAATTCTACAGACTCTATATATATGTGTATATAAGGCCTCCCCTATACCCCTCTTTTCTTATATAACTACTATTTTTGCTTGTTTTGGTTGTTATAGTTGTTAAACTATTAAAAAAGAAGGGGTTAGCGTAACAACTATGGAAAATAGATGTTGTTATAGGTTGTTAGTAGATGTTACAAGATTGAGAATGAAGGGATTAGGAGAACCCCCTTGGGCGTCAGCCACTTATGAGTATGGGGTTCTCCGGCTAAAGAAAAACCCTTCGGAAGCAGGACATGCCTACCTCCGAAGGGCTACGCCTTGGGAACATCAACCTAGGAGATGGGTGACAGGAGGGCGTTGCTTCGAGTAGGTCTTACTTCTTACCTTACTGCCTACCCTCCGCGCGTTGCCCTCCTGTCTGGCCGTATAATACCAGCCCACTCGAAAAAGTCAAGACAATCCTCTGCCAATATGTTATTTTGTTATGCACGCGTATATACGCGCCCACATGTGTGTATGCACCATTTCCAAATCCCCTGAATTTAATCGAGGGTCCTACCCTAGAACGCGCCGCAACCTTCCCTCCGCTACAACTGTCCACCCAGACCCCATCCCCTCCTTCTACCCCGCCACACTGGATTAAATTCGTAAACGCGCCATCACACCAATTTCCTCTTGACTTTCTCTCCTGATGTGGTATGTTGCACCTGTTCGCTCCGAACGGCAACCGAACCAGCTAAGCTCAATGCTTCTGGCTATCCCAAGCAAGGAACTTGCTCGCCACAGGAGCGGACCAAACACTCTCCTTTCTACTGGCATTTTCCATAGTTACGCCCGTGGGTAGTCTCGTCAAGCTACCTGCGGGCTTTTTCTTTACCGCCAAATCCGCGAGAGCCGCTCCGTCACATTATGTCCGCCGTGCGCAAATTTGGTCGATGGTAGTGCCCTATCCCCTGTTTCATGACTAATGTACCATCTTGCTACCTATACCCCGTCACACTCTTGTAAATTTGCCCGAATTTAATCGAGGGTCCTACCCTAGAACGCGCCACAACCGCTGGTCCGCTATAACTACCCGCCCGGAGGGTATGCCCGCCTTCTAGGTTGATACGTCCTCCGTGGAATGGCCGCGTGTCGATTTTGCTTGACGTGGCAGGAATGGGGCACAGACCAGACGAGGCTGAAACAGACCAGAAGTATATCCCACCCGTGGAATGGCCGCATGTCGATTTTGCTTGACATGCCCAGAAGGGTACCCCCTCCCCCGTACCCCACGGAAAAAATTTGACCCAACTATTTACTATGGGCCGCGTGCAACCCCGGAGCCTGGGAAACCGTGGTGGTGTTTGGATTTCCTTGGCATCCAGTTTCCCCCTATACCCACGGAATCGGTGCATCACGGAACCTTTTTGCCCTGATTGCACCGGAATCGGTATGTTTCAGGGGCCTGCCTATCTCCTACATGTAGCGGAATCGGTATGATAGGCCACCGTATTGCAACGGGAATGGTATACCGCCTGCCCTGAACTGCCCCTGCCCCTGTCACGGGAACGGTACGCCATGCAACCCATTGAATCCACGGAATCAGCGGTAGCCGTTTGAGCATGTGGGACTTGTAGGGAAACGGGTTGCCTTGGTCTCCGGGGGAACCGAGGGTGCAAAGTCTGTTTCCCATTGACACCCTGATATGCGTAACTCATTGATACTCTAAGCAATCCGCTTCCATACTTCGCATAATACATATAATGCCTAATTGGTAGGAATGTTATTTGAGAACTGGCCTCATCTTTTTAATTCCTACTAATCCTGTCGGAATAAGGGGAATACGTTGAGGATGAAGGTCTTAAATTATCCGAAGCATGCTTCATTTTACAAAATTGTAAAAGGTTGGCATATTTCCTATACAGGCGTATAACTTTTAGTTAAGAAACCTTAACTATTAAGAAACCTTAACTATTAAGAAACCTTAACTATTAAGAAGCCTTAACTAAAAAGTTATACAGGTGTATAAGAAATGTAACAGGCTAAACCTTAAGAAGTTGTGCAAATTGACGTGCGGCTGGAATCCACGGTTTCCACGGTTTCCACGGTTTCCGCTCACTATCCACAGAACCCACGGAACCCACGGAACCCACGGAATCGCTCTATATTCTCATGCGTGCATACATAAGCACATGGGGAGTGAGCGGAAACCGTGGAAACCGTGGAAACCGTGGAAACCGCAATCGGTGATTGTATGGCCCGCAATCGCAGATTGTATGACAAAATCATAATTACCACAGGTTCAACGGGTTACACCGCTTGCGCCAATGAGTATCAACAATTATCAAATAAATCTATTGACAGTACCCTGCCACCCTGTAAAATGAGCACATCAACCGCCCTCAATGGCGGCAAACCAATAGAAAGAATACTAGATATGAACGAACTGGAAGAATACGAAATCGCCGCAATTCCTGAATGGGCCCTTTGTTATTTGGAATACGGAGATACGGACGGCCTAACCCTTGAGGACATTGCACTTGCCGCCGGGTTTAAAGCTGACTATTACCTTGTGGCCCGTTGCGGGGGAGAGCACTACTTCACCCGCTTCCCGGCGTTCGGGGCCCCTGCCACCGTTGAAGATTGGAAAGTGGGCTGCCGCAACTAGTGCCCCTTGATTTGTCATACTCTCAAAAAAACTTATTGACAACATCCGAAAATCCTAAATAATACTCGCAACCGCCGCCCTATTGGCGGCCAAATAACAAAACTAAAATAGAAAGATAATATATTATGAAGCTGAAAGGAACTATTGAAAACCTGCATATAAGCTATGAACTGATAGAAACCACTCTTATCATGTGGTCAATGGTAGATGACCGGGTACGTTGGTACTCCGGCATGACTGCTAAAGATGCCCTGCTGATTTTGGACCTCATGGCCCGCTATGCTCAACCCGGCGCAACTCGGAAATATTCCGATGTCACCGTTGTGAGAGCATCCGAAAATGGTGTGATGCTCATTTCCCCTGACGGCACGCCCCCGGCAAGTCTCCTCAATAATCTACCCATGAATGAGCGCATTGCATGGATGCCGTTCGGCGTTGATGCCGCCCTTTTTATCGTCCCGCGCTATGATGCGGCAAATAATCAATGGGTTAGCATTGTTGATGACCGTTTGCTTTAATTTGTCATACTCTCAAAAAAAACTTATTGACAACATCCGAAAATCCTAAATAATACTCGCAACCGCCCCATTGAGGGGCCAAACCAATAGATTATGAACATGACCAAATTGACCGCACATATTTATGAAACCCGGACGGGTGAACTCCGTATGATAGTTACGGACGATAAGGGGAATCAGGCAATCGCTCCCGTTGTACCCACAGAATCCTTGCTCACCCTCCTACGTAATTTGAACGATACCGAAAACGCTTAATAACTACCACAAAACAAATCAAACCAAACGATAGAAAGATATAAGATATGAATAAGAAAGAACTCCATGCGCTAGTGTACGAAACAAAGACGGGCGAACTCCGTTTAGTTGTGGTTGATAATCTAGGTGATATCAGATTTGCTGGCCCGGTATCGGCTGAATACTTGCCACACATGCTCAACAATTTGCATGAGGTGAAGAGCTGGAAAATGCCCGTAGATATCATCGATGCCCGCAAGTGGTGGAATGCAACGGCCGCCGCACCGGGAACGGAACTGGTTTTTTGCCGCCGCCCCTTGTGGGAAAATATGCGGAATGCGGCCCGCCGTGCCTTTAGTGCCATTTCCCCCACGCCCGCCGAACTATCCGCAAAGTATGCCGGGAGAAAGGTCATTGTCATGGCCAGTCCTATCAAAAACAAAGATGCCCACACTCGTGTTATTGCCGCCGTTAAGTCTGATTTTGAAGCGGTGGAACTCGGTACCGTCACTTGCTCGGCTCTTGCCCTCACCCTTAAAAACCCTGACGATTTAACCCGGCTTATCACCACAATCCGGGAAGCCAAAAATGACTGCCGGAGTATTGCCGGGTGGTTGTGGTAGGATGCGAAGTTTTCCCGTGCGATAAGTCACACGTAGTGAGGGCATTGCAACTTTTGTCATACAAACCGTAAAAATTTTAAATAAAATAGTTGACAACCTAAGCACATCCGATAAAATAGCCGCATCAACCGCCTTATTGGCGGTGAATAACAAACCAAAATAGAAAAAGACAATATATTATGAATATGAACTACATTGTGATTGAAGATAACGCCGGAACCTTACACATGTTTGTAACTCACGGAAGCCGGACAGTCTTTGCATCGCCCGTGCCCTCGGAATCCATTAGGCCCTGCATCGATAACATTGAGGTTGCGGCCGTTTGGAATGAGGATAAAGACTTGCTTGAAGATTATCTGGGCCATGATATCCGCAATGATAAAGATGCCCGTAAGGCCCGCAATCTCTATTTTGTGGATGTAACTACTCGTCAGGGCAATAATATCGTAGCTACCCGGTATGAGCTTAATACTTCCGTAATGGGTGCGGCGGCTAAACAGGCCTTCGGCGTTAATGACTAAATATCAATCACCGGGGAAGGAATGCTTCCCTCGCAACCAAAATAAACATATGAACACCGATATTGCTAATATACCTACCCGCCTCATTTCCTATCTCCGTACAGGGGCCTATGGAGATACCACACCAGAAGAACGGGCACAAGCTGACGAGTTTTCCCGGCATTTTATGCTAGTTTCCCCTACCGCCCCGGATTCCCGGTTCGAAAACTTCCCTGCCTTTGGTGGCCCGGCACCTTGTACACCTTGGTATGTAGAGAGCCGCTATAGATACACGGGCATCATTCCGGCCCCATTATCTACTTCACTTCATAATTGCACCGTCTATTTCTGGTGCGATAAAAGCGAGCCGCCCGTCGGTGCACACAAACCGGACGGACGCAGGACAATAGGAACCTATCTTAACGCCCTGACATCAGTACTTGCCCGCAATGACGGGTGGACGGCGTTTGCGGTCATCCGCAATGGGCGTGTGCTCTTTGCCACCCATGATGATATTTACCTGCCAACCAGTATTGCCCGCCCTCACTTCAAACTATCTAACTAATAATCAACAATTTACGATTTTGTCATACAACCTCGAAAAATTTTAAATAAAATAGTTGACAACATTAGAACACCCGATAAAATAGCCGCATAACCCGCCGCGATAGCGGTATCAACCAAATAGAAAGACAATAGATTATGAGAGAAGAAACTATGGCAATAATTGCAAGCGAAATCTGGGAAAAGGCGCATCAGCAAAACATACACCAGCATATCAACCGCATCACGGGGCAAAGTTTCCGCACCACCAACACTTGCATTATCTACGTAATTACCGAAAACCCGGAAGCCATTGAATCACTTATCAAAGATGTTGCGGATTCATGGGATGCGGAATTGAGCAAATATGAAGACGGCTTCGAACTGCTTTTTGACTAATCTCTAACCTACTAACAATCAATCATGAATACCATTGCCGAACTCAAACCACATGAACGGGTGATGATTAAAAATCTAGCCGCTAATGTGAGACAAGTTGAACCTTATACCCTACAACTCTCAAAAAATGCCGCAACGGAACTAGTCTATCTTACTAACCTAGCGGAAAAATGCGGTGCAACTCTTACCATTATCGCTAAAAAGCGGGGCCTGCTCAAAAACGTACCGCACCGGGAAATGACGATTGACGAGTACCGCCGAAATGAAGCCGATTGGAAAGTTTCACGGGTGCACATTTCTGACCCGCTTTGCTTGATGCTGGAAGATGCTGGAATGAATGCCGCTTAATATGGACGAGATAACCACCGAAACATTTCGGATAGGCAGGATGAGGGGAACGCCGGAAAGGGTGATGACGCTAGGGCCGAAATCAGATACACCGCAAAAAAGAGAAAAAAGAATTGACAAGCGGAAATTTCCCGGTGAATGGGTTTTATCAGGCATATGCCCTACCAGCGGCCCCTTAACCTGCCTAATATTTACAAACGTGAAACGCACTGAAAATAAATAGGTTTCAACTTTTGTCATACAAACCGTAAAAATTTTAAATAAAATAGTTGACAACATCATCAAATCCGATAAACTAGCTTCATCCGCCACCAATAGGGCGGCAAACAAATCAAACCAAATAGAAAGAAAACAGAATATGAATACCCGAAACTACGTTGAAAAACTTATGTACCCGTATCTGGACGGAACCGCAACCAGCGGGAAAGCACCATTGCGCCGCACCAACTATGGAAGCCTTCGCTCAATGAAATTTGAGGGGCCGCTCTTGTACTCATACGCCACCATAATTGCGGCGGTAGATAGAGCAAATAAAATCCTTTATCTTTCTTCCCGCAAATACTCCCAGACAACTTCCCGTCAGCAAAAGACATTGCCCTGATTGCGGAACAGGAACGCTTCCGGGTTGTACACGTAAGCAATATTACGGACTACGCACAAGCCATTATCAATCAATAATTTATCCATTTTGTCATACAAAGTAAAAAATAATTTGACAAGGTAGCAAAATCTGCTAGATTAACTTCATCAGCCACCCACAAGGGGCGGTGAACAAACCAAATAGAAAAACTAAATATGAATACCGCAAAAACAATCGTAATCCTGTTTGACTACCTCAACGCACACGGTGCGGAAGGGCGCAACGCTAAAAATCGAGTCAAGAACGCTCTCCAGCGGGAGCACATTTGTTGGAAGCACGGCAATGCATGGCTCATATATCTTCCGGCTCATGAATCCGTTGAATCTTTGGAAGGTTTGATTGCCCGTGCCCTTGGTTCCGTTTCCCTGCGGCTGGAGCTGATTGTAGACAATGAATCTTATTTTGTGCAAGGGCGTTGCCCAGTAGATTTTCACGGACTCCGAAAACAGTTCGGCGGGTATGTCTATCAAGGGCACGTCTATTGCGCCACCCGTCAAATGACCCTTTCCAACCGATTTTTTCCGGGTAGTATTCACCATGCGGGTGACGGAGAAGAATATCTGGAAGAGTGGAGCGCACCCGGATATGATACCAAAGGAAAAAAGGTGGAGCTCTTTATGCGCTTCCGTCAGGTGAAAGGGCAGGAAGTAGAGCCGGAAAATCTGAATTGGAGTAAGTATCTCTCTCATGTTAATTATTTGTGATTTGTCATACAACCTTGAAAATAATATGAAAAGAATAAAATTTTTACCTTTGGCTGACGATTTGGTGTTCCGGTATAAGGTAGTAAATAGTGAATTGATTCCCGTATCGGATGAAAAGGCTTCTTCCGTACCTATTAAAGATGCGGTACAGTTGGAGAAGTATAGCTGGCTGGCTATTGCAACAAAAAGACCCATTGAAGAACTTATTTCAGCTGGATATATTGAAATAGGTTTAGTACGTCCTTACGGTGAAGAAGAAGATTCAACAATTTATTACGTTCGGGCAAATTGTCTAACACCTTGCACCTTATCAACATATAAAAGAAAATATTCTAGGGTGTTTCCTTCTCACAGAATTGCAAAAATACAGATAGCAAAACTACTAAATAAATCTCCGTTTTGTCATACAGTCTAAAAAATAATTTGACAACATCCGCAAATCCGCTAAAATAGCCACATCAGCCGCCAATAAGGGGCGGTGAACAAAACAATCAACCAAACAGAAAGACAATAAATTATGAATAGATATTGCTACAACGCCGAAACCACGGACATCAATGAATGGCTGACCGCCGCCCATAAATTACGCAACCTGATTGACGAAGGAACGCGCGGCGCGGTGGACGTGCATGAAGAAAGCTGGTATATCCAAAAGAAAGCGCACTGCCACTTGATAGGCACACCGTCAAACCCGGTTGCGGTTTATGCAATCACGGAAAATCTTGAGCTAGTATCTCTCATTAAGTCTCCGAAAAGTATCATACTCGGAAGCTGGCTAGTCTGCGATGCGGTTGCTCATGGTGCCGGGTGGCTGATGTGCCTCGATACGCCCCATTTATCGAAAATATATAAAACGCAGGTTTTAAGCGTGTTGCAGATATGCGTTGGAATGATGAATATGCGTTGGAATGATGAATATGCTCCCGTAGGGTGGAATTATGCGAAGCACGGCCGCCCTTATCTTAGCTATTACGTCCATACTAATTTCATGGACGCATCCGCAACGGAAACTTTTGACGGTTGCGGGCGTTATATGGCACCCAGTACGGATGACGCAGAAGCAAGGGTGTTACGCATAATTGATTGATATTTAAGGATATTAACAAAACCAATAGAAAGAATAAGAAAATGAAATATACCACACATAACGAAACGATTGCATACATGGCGAAAAGTGATGCCGCTATTAAAACAGTTCGGGAAGAAGTCTGGAACCAGTTCAACGGTGAACCGGGGGAAGGCCTCGGTAAAGATGACTGGCGGGAACTGGGTGCATCAATCCGTACCTTTTTGGATGATTTGAATGTTACACGAGTGAAACTTTTTAATTATTATTACGCCGCCAATATCTCCATTGACTTCATTCAACGCTTGATTGATAAGCTTCCCAGTTTTGCGGGTAAGGTCTACAACGCCCGGTTGGACAATGCCATAAAGGCTTGCTTCTCCGACTCTTTGGATGATGCCCGGAAAAAAGAGACTCTTCGTACAATTAAAGGCTATGTAGATTTCAGCAATTACGATTTACATTGCCTCCGATTCCACGGAAGCCTAGGATTGGAGGAACATATTTCTTTCCCGTTGGATTTCAAGGTGTTAGTGAGTCCGGAAACTGGGCGCATTGTTAGCGTAGATGACATGCAACCCGTGATTGACAAGCTAAACGCAACTGTGGAATATCTGGAATCTAAGGCGGAAAGTGCTCTTACATCTCTCCACAACATGAAGAAGGAAAGCATCTTGCGAAAGATTGTGCAATCTACAATTAAAGTAAAGCGTGAATTGGTGAAGCAGGATGCCCTTATTGCGTCCATTACGTCACCGAAAACATATCACTACAAGCGCACAGACTACAACGCCGCCCTTCCTAAGTACAACCGCTAATTCATAACATATTAACTCTAAACAATTATTTAAGTATGACAAACATTTCCGCAACCAAGCTTGTCAAGAGCATTAAGGACAACACTCTTTCCCTCATTCAATTCCGTGGTGATTTGGACAACCTCCAACCTGTGAAATATCTGGACAACCCAGGCCCGGAGGATATTCAGAAAGCCTTCCTGTTCAATGGGTTAAATTATGCCGATTATAATTGGAATTATGACGCAGAAGGGGCGCAAATGCGCCGGAGAAACGGCGTAACGCTGGCAACCTCCCATTTCATGCCAACATACGGAGTTCATATTACCAACGGAAAAACTTTAGCCGCTTCTCCCCATGCCAATCTGTTCAACTTCTTGAGCGTGAACGGGTATGACCAAATAGACAATCACCTGAAGTTGGTGGATAATGCTTGCGCTGGAGCCATGAGTACTTTTCTTCCCCTGCTCCCCCCTGACGGAGGGGCCGCACGTCACAATGCGGCGCGGTCTATTCTCCGTGATATCAAGCGCACACAGTCCTATCTAATCAATCGCCGGATAGCTTTGACAGTTTCCCAGTATCTCCTGACCGCATTACGCCTTGATTTGAAGGCATTAGCAGGGTATCGCTTCACACCATACCTTGCTGAACATTTATTTAACCGTGCGTCCGGCGAAATTGAGGCTCTTCAGGAACTGTATGATAGGCATTGCATTAGTGTTTCCGTGGATATGGAGAGATTAGCCGTGCAAGTCTGGGTAGGGTGCGAAGACTATTCAACGGATGCGGAAGCTATTGAGCTTATTTCTTTCCCTGCCAGTGCCTTCAATGTATGCCGCGGTTCCGTCAGCTTCCGACTGGATGAAGGGGCGCAAGCGGAATTGGCGCAAGCCTTGAAAGAACAGGAGAACCACATTAAAAGCGAGCTTGAAAAGGTGGAAGCGGCTTTGACTAGTGCTAAAAGTGAGCGGTACCTACGCAGTCTCTTGACGGAATGGTTAGATGCTCACCGCCACTATCAGGCGGTGCATCAACGGCTTCACGTCCTCATGTCTTCCCATTCTTCCTATCTTGTCAACTCGGAGACTAACCCAGTGCACCCGGTGCTTGATACTTCTTCCCTTAGATAGAACTAACAAATTAGGCGGGCCTAACAATCCAAAAGCAAAAAGATAATTAACCTAAATTAACATCAACCAAAATACTAGAAACCTCATAGAACGCTATAAATCATGAAAGCCTTTTTCGTAAATACTGAATGCAAGAGCCGTGAAGAACTTTCCCGTCCTGAATGGATTAGATTGACCACCTATGTAAATAAAATTCAGCCTAACACCCTGCTCCTACATAAGGATGAAGAGTCTGTACGTATCGAAAAGCCGGAACTATGGAGTGGTGAAGGTTCTGTGTTCATTAAACCGTATCGGAGACCTTACGCCGTTGAACTGCAACGCATTTCCCCTACCTCCTTTATCACGCGCATCCACAAGCTGAAGTGGAACGGGCAGGCTCTCACTATTTTGGAAGTGGCTTCCCTGTCCCTCAAGGATGCCGTGCAATGGGCACGTACATTCCTGGAGGTTATCACCCAGAACTGGCAAGATGTGGCATTCAGAATTGCAAATGAGATTCTAGCCGTTGATTTTATGGTGGACCAAAGTTTAACCTACATGAAATTCAGGGTACTAAATGCTGATGAACCGCAAGCCAAAAAGCTAAACTCTATCAAGGCCCGCCGCATGGCTGAAAAGTTGTTCCTCCCATGTATGGTGAAGTTTAGCACGGTGGTTGAGAAGAAGGAAAGTTCAGATGTCACTGAAATTAAGGTAGTTTTCCGTTAATTCTAGAACCCTCATAGAACGCTATGAACACGTTTAAGGACGCAGTTCTTAACACCCGCGCCCAGTATTTGAAGCACATGGGAATTGCAGACAGGTACCACACCCTGTGGGATTTGCTCGAAAAATCTGAGATTGCAATTACTGTTGTGGGATTCCTTCTCTCCACCGCTATGCTTGTTGCTGGTGTGGTTGGAAAGTTTGACCTGGGCTTCTATGTATGGTGCGCTCTTGTTCTGACTTGGTTCCTTCCCCCCTTCCTGATTGAGATTGCAATTAACATGTGCAGGTCGCGCATGCATAAGCATCTCAACCGGGCCGCAGTGCTGGCTCGCTGGATGGAGGACTTCGGAATTAACCCTCCTATCCTCTAACTAGAATCTTCATATAACCCTACTAATCAATAAGATAATGAAATCAATCGCACTTGCCCAGCAGATTTGGCTTCTTGCTGACTACGTGAAGAAGAACCCGAAGGTTTACGAAGGACTTCCGAAAGGTCTTCTGTTTATGGTAGATGAGCCGACCCAGATAGTTATTCCCGGAAGCCAGTGACTCCAAATGTCATTGAACTGGAAGGCTTCGGGCTTGGTCCGGCATGGTGGCAGAAAAAGCAGGTAACTCTGACAGCCACCTACCACAACGACCATGACCGGAGATGTGTTCAGATTATGCGGCTAAACACCCCCGTAATTAAGCGCGGACAAGAACACTACTATGCGACACTCTTCTACACGCCGTATCAAATGGGCTTCAATGCAGTACGCTACTCTACGAACCTCTTCTCCGCACTATTCAAGGCTCGCCCGGCCCTGACCCGTGAGGTTAAATACAGGCCCGCGGACATTGAACCCTACGGGGAAACGTTGGTAGATTTTAACGTGGACGCTTTAGCTATCAGCCTCGACCCGGCACACCCGCTGGATATAGAAAGTCTCATCCTTGGTGGTTCTCTTCAGGACAACACCCGCGCCTAACTAGAACCCTCATATAACGCTACTAATAAGTTCTATGCAAATTCTGTTATATCTTGGTATCATTTTTTCCTTCATCCTATCTCTGTGCGTCTTCATCATCCTGTGGGATGCCTACCGCCAGTACAAGGAAGAATGGAAACGCTTTGACGACGAAAGAAATCATAAAACCAATCAGAAACAATGACCATTAACATACTTCTCGACCAGTTAAGACATCCAGTAATCGGAGACCACGTTCTCTTTGATGGGATAACCCCCGGAGTGGTTCTTGCACAGGACCGGAACTACCTGATTAAGCTGTTGAAGGCCTCGAACACGAAACCGATTCTGGCTAATCCTCTAGACCTTACGCCGATGTTTTATTATCCCGACCGCGAACTGCAAGTGGGGGATGTAGTTCGATACATTGGATATTGTTCGCTGGATTCGTGCCCATGTAGGGACTACGTTGTAATTTCATCCTTTATCGCAGACACTCTCCAGTACCGCTGTAAAAATATTGAATCGCGGAAGGAGCAGATATTCTGCAAGGATGTTTTAGCTCTGCTCTCCCGGGTTGAGAACCAGCTGGAGATTGAGGCCCCTTCGGGTGCATCTATCCCCCGGTTTTCCATCTGTAATGCAGTTTCCAGTGTCCCTAAAATGTTCGATGATTTTCATTGACATCCACGGAACCCACGGTATCATTTAAACTCATTAGCCAACCTACACAAATGAACGAATCTATTAAAGAAATCAAGCTCGACGCAGTTGAAGAAGCAGTGGCCGCCCTGTTGAAGGAACCGGAATCCATTAAGCTTAAAGAGGAAATGGAACTGGCCTGGGAATCCATTCCCACCTTCGGTCTGGCACCCTATGCATCCGCGGAAGCCGTGGCTGAAAAGGCTACGGAGATTGGGGAACATGCGGCTTCTATTTTCCCCTGTATAGAACTTCCCACAACTCATGGTGTCAAGTTCATGCTGGAGAAGGCTATTGAACTGGTGTCCAACCTCCGGGATTCTATCATGTTCACGCAGGAGATTGAGAATGCAGGACAGGCGTGCGCTATGTACACTGATACGAACACAATGGTTCGTGCCATTATCATGGTCATGGCAGTGCATATGCTCATTTCCTACACCACCCTGAACAAGCCTGACCTCGTGGGTGAGGGTGAAGGAAAGATTAACGCGTTCAGATATTTCACCGTACTGTCCAACGTCGTAAGCATGAGGCTGTTGAAGCTTTCCAAATATTCCTACATCAGTAAAGAAGTTCTGCAACAGCAAGTAGAAGATGCCAAGTCCAAAATCATCCTCGCCTAATACTCCGATATGCCATATTTGCGGAAGCCCCTATCAGGCCACTGATGGTTCCAATCCACAAATAGTATGCGCTACCTGCGGGTATGTCCTCCTGTTTTTCTATGAACTGGAAAGGATGCGCTCTTCCCTTAAACCTCTGCCCGACAACATACGTTGTCTGGTAAAGAACAATCGGAAAAGAATTAAGAAACAGCTTAAACTCAAACGGAGAAGACAACGAAAATATATGAAGCATTTAACCCATAGGATTCTCACACTGGTTCTGGCCCTCGTGGCGGGTCTGATTGCCGTGGTATGCCTCTCATCCTGCGGCTCCCCCGAACGTCCCACAAAAGTGGATGATGTTTATACTCAATGCCTTATCTTTGTCGGTGGCACCTGCATCAAGGGGTTCGATAAACTCAAGGTCTCCGATTTGGATATGATAACCGACACCCATGGAACCCATATATCCGTGATAGAGCGGGATGAGCAGGGCCGGGCGGTTAAATATCACCACTGGCAGGGACATAATGTGTCTGTTATGACCGCCTGGTAATCATGAAAGACGAAGCATCAATCCGGGAATACCTCCGAAAGCATATCCCACTGTGGTATAAGGCGGCCAGTAAGAAAGGAATCCCCATGAATATGGACCACTATATCGGACTGGCGTTCTATAACACAGGCATCCGGGGTATTAAATCCATTGTGCGGGAGGAAGTCCAGCTGGCCGTGGAACGGATGGCTATACCACGCCCCAGTACTATTTTAAGAAATCCTCAAAACTTGAATTAACATGAAACCTCAAGACTACAGTACACCAGAACTCGAAAAGCGGATTGAATTCCTGAACCAGAAGTATTATGGGGAAGGGTTATCTGTTGTTCCCGATTGTGAATACGATGCACTTATTGCTGAACTCCGAAGCCGTAACCCTGAGTCCCCGCTTCTCTGTTCCCTCGGTGACGACGCACAGCGGGGAGCGAAGACTGTAGTCCATACCCACCGCATCCTCTCCCTCGACAAGATTCATGAGGGGGAGGATGGTAGCGGGGTGGCCCAGCTTAACAGCTGGATAAATGGACGCAAGGTGTACATTGAGCCTAAATACGATGGGCTAACTCTCGTTCTCTATTATGAGAATGGTTTGCTCATCCGCGGTGTCACCCGTGGCAACGGAACCCGTGGAGAAATTGTTCCCATGTCCCGGCTTAAATCCTTCCTTCCCGATACGGCCTTTGCGTTAGACTCCCCCTTCTCTGGTACCATTCGCGGTGAAGTGGTGGTAGCTGTGGAGAATGAAGCGAAAGCTCTGGCTATGGGCTACTCTAATCTCCGGGCCTGTGCTGTGGGACAGCTCAGGAACAATCGCCTCAATGCGGAAGACCTCCTTATCCGTTTCATGCCCTTCGACATGGAAGCCCCCGTATCTCGCGCTTATGCGGGTGTCTATATGGAACGCCAGTTCGGAGTAGTTCCCCCTCAACGCATATGGAATCCCCTGACTGATGGGGAAATTACCCAGGATTTTCTGGAGGCTCTTCAAAAGGGACTTCAGTATGATACGGAATATCCTACGGACGGCCTTGTCCTTAAACTGATTTCGTTGCAGGATATTGAAGAGGCCGGAGAACCTACGGCTCATCACCCGAAGGATGCTATTGCGTTCAAGTTCCACCCGCGAGGGGTAGATACCACCATCCGAAAGATTGTCTGGCAGGTAGGAAGAACTGGAGTATTGACCCCAGTGGCAGAGTTTGACCCAGTTATCATTGGAGGTACCGAAGTCCGGCGTGCCACGCTTTCCAACTACTCCAACGCCCAGCTCTATCATGTCGGGGACGTGGTTGAAGTGGTGAAAGCAGGAGAAATCATTCCCTTTATCCGAAAGGTGGTTCAGCCTGCAAATACTGGTACGAAGTCCCCTGCATCCTGCCCGGAATGTCAGCACTCTCTCATCGTGCAGAAAGGTCTGGAAGCGGATAACCTCGTATGCCCTAACCCCAACTGCTGGGGACGCATGGCGGCTAGTCTCGTTTACGCCTGTGGGAAGAACGCTCTGGACATTGACGGCATGGGGCCCGCGGTAGCCCGCAACCTCGTTGCCCGGTTCCGTGAATACGTTGACGACAGCCTTGACCTGTGTGCAGAGATACCTTCGGATGCCCAGTACCCGTGGCTCCCTTTGATGCTTGGAGATTACGATGACATGATTACACAGATACCAGGGACTAAAAGGTTGAAGGAATGTCTTGACAAGCGGAGAAAGGACGCTAAACTGGAGCAATGGATTACGGCAATGGGTATTCCCCACATAGGCAAAACCAGAGCCGTAAACCTGTCCTGGAGATATTCTTCCCTGTCAGCTTTCTTTACCCTCTTCCCTGACGATTTGAAGAAGGGGAACATTGAAGGTTTCGGAAGCGCAATGACGGAGGAAATCCTGAACTGGATTGAACAGCACCCTGCATGGAATGATATGTACTACGCAGTTCTGCGTGAAGATATTGTTGATGTTAAGGGCAACCTTCCAGAGAACCAGACCCTGAAAGGCATTAACTTCGTTATCACGGGAACGCTGAACCAGCCCCGCTCTGTGTATGCCATGCTGGTAAAACGGATGGGCGGCAGTGTTAAGGAGAATATATCCAGAAAGACCAGCTACCTAGTTGTCGGAGACTCACCCGGAGAACACAAGCAAAAGGTTGCGGCACTCCATAAAGTCCCGGTGATTAGTGAGAAAGAATTCCTAAACATGCTCAAACAAAATGAAAAAGATTCCTGACGAATACATCCGCAAACCCTTCACATGTACTCTGATAAGGAGGGAAAAACACGTAGCCCTTTATTCACAAACCCACCCCGAAGGGAAGACCCGGAGGTATGAAGTGGTCGTTGTCCGAACCAGAACAAAAGACAATGACTTCACTGGTACTAAAGCTGGGGATGAATACTTGCCAAGCCCTGAAGAATGGGGAACTTACGGTTGGACTTACACCAGCATTGAAGATGCTGAGGAAAGAGTTAAAGAACTCTTATCCAGAACAGCATTGAGAAGAATGGAAAATGAATTAAAGAACTCTTAAACACAGACAACAATGGACATCGAATGGATTGACCAGCAGGTAAGACTCCCCCTTAGTAAGGAAACTGTTTCTGAGGCCATATCTATGGCAGAAGAAGCCGGACGCACCTGCTACAAAAGCGAACCTAAAGGAGACCCGGTAGCTTTTCTTTCTAAAATTCTCTGTAGGGGACATGAAAGCGTGCTGGAGCATATCAATATCTCTGCCGTTCTAACTACGGACAGGAGTGTAACTCACCAGCTGGTACGTCACCGCCACTGCGCCTTCTCTATGGAGTCTCAGAGGTACGTGAACTACAACAAGAAGGGAATTATTCAACTGGTTAAGCCTCAGTTCTTTGGAGACCGTTCCTTGTCTTTTTCACCTATCCTGTTGTTCAAGGGTAGGTGTCAGACAATGGTGGACTCTTATGAGAACCTTATTAAAGAAGGACTGCCGCCCGAAGAAGCCCGCGGTCTTCTCCCTAACTGCACAGCCACAACCATTGCCATGACTGCTAACCTCCGGGAGTGGAGGCATATCTTCCGTATGCGTCTTGATGGTGCGGCTCAGCCTCAGATACGGAGTCTCTTCACTACATTGAAGATAGCCATGAGCTACAAATACGGCTTAAGCTGGGCGTTCGAGGATATCCCCCACTGCCCAAATCGCATCCATAACTCAGCTATATATCTGGACTAATGCCTCGCCTATACTACGGCCCCGGCCGCTATCAGCTGTTCAATAATACCCCGGATTCCTATCGGCGAATTAAAGAGACATACCACGCATGGGGTGTGCGCCTGGGGAGAGACCAGCTTGAAGCCCGCAGGCGTATTATAACAGACTTATACCCTAAACATGACAAGTGGGTAGATACGGACCTATCCAGTGCCAAACCCTTAACCAGCAGTCAATTAAACTATGGCGCAATTCTCGCCAGTGATAGACCGAAGGCATCCAAAGGTCCTCGCTACGGTGAGGACTCAGAGTGTGCTATAATGTGGAAGGCAGACAGCAACGCCTTTTCGGTCGGTTATTATCTTAACGGTGTTCAGCACCATATTTCCATGGTAGTGACACTGGTGGGAGATGCTGTTAAAGCTAAAGAAATCGTAGGAAAAACAAATGGAATGGTGCGGTATCTGCTACGAAGATACGCTAGAAAATATACTCTAGTCGCAGTCCCTGCGGATTTCATTCTAAACATCCAACACTTTGTTCAAAAATATCAACAACGTTTAATCTATAAAGCTCTTATAAATCAATGCAAGAACACGAAGTAATCAATGCGGTAGTGGCAAGCCGGGTAAAGACCCAGGCTTTTGCAGATATTCCTGAAGAGGATTCCATTACCCATGATGCAGTTAATCATCCCTCCCATTATACATCACACCCCAGCGGAATTGAAGCTATCCAGATTACAGGCAAGCTTCCCTTTGCCCTTGGCAACGCCGTAAAATATTTGATGCGTTCACGGTACAAGAAGAACCGCATTGAAGACCTCAAGAAGGCTAAGTGGTACCTCGAATACCATGCCAAAAACTGGGCGAAAGTATTTGAGACCTATGAGCTTCACCTAATCTTGAAACAGTTTCAGCGCACAGTGATGGCTAAAAGCTATAAAGAATGTGAAGAGGACAGGATTCTTGTACGACTCTTCAACATCTGGACGCATGACAAGCTAGCGGATGTTAATCCAGCTTCCGAATTGCAAGCCTGCATTGGAGCGATTACACAACTTGTCGCCCACCTTGAATCTAAATAAGCACATGGCCCCCGTAGGAATTAACCTACGGGGGCCGATGCTAAGAACCCAAACACAACTTACAGTCCAAACAGAATGTCTATCGTTGCAAGGGTTTTATACCGTGTTACCATTCAAGCTGTCAATCTTTATTTGACGATATAGTTTTTATCCTTATGATTTTTTTTGAGCTGTTCTAAATGAGCTTCTGCTGATTCCCAGCCGCGCTTGAGGCTCTGGACTACACGTTCGTATTCTCGAATAGCTGACATGTTGGCATCATCTGCACAGAAGAATACTTCCAGATTCAAAGTGCCGCATTCCTGAGTCCTGAAATGGTGGTTGGTGTATGTCACTTCAACAGTTTTGCGTTTAATATCGTAGGAGATATGGTCCACTTCAACGCCAAGGACGACAGGGACCCCGCCCTGTGAAGATTTGATATATGCGGTGCTTCCCTTATGCAGGGTTATGTTTTTAAGTTCTTCAGGTTCAAAGGTGGTTTTCATTTTGGATTCGTTGTGGTTAATGTCTGTGCATGAGTAAGGTTCTAACTCAAAGGGTTCGTAGAAATCGTAGCCTGTCTCATCAATGTATCTGACTCTGATAGGCAATGTTCCGGTTCCATCATCTTCCTTGATAATACCTATAGCAGATTTGTGTTCGCCACAAGTAACCCGGACCATTGTTCCTACTTTGCATTCTTCTCTCTTCATTGTGTTAGTTTCTTTCTAGTTCGTTGCTCTTTCATAGCAACGCCAGTATGACTGTTGTTTTATTATTGTCAAGAATTTTTCTTCCAACAGTCAGAGTCTATATCAAAGTGGGCCTTCACCGTCAGGTCACAACCACACAAGGTGCAGTATAAGGGAGGCCGCCCGCCAGAGAGGTCCACAAGATTTTGTGTTTTCTCTTTTAAGAATTTTCTTCCAGCCCCTTCGGCACCGCAGGTAGCACACCCTTCCTTATCCAAACCTGGGGGAGGTACGTCCGTAGCACGAGGGCAGTTCCTGCAAATATCGTAGCGTCGTCGAGCCTCTTCACTGCTTACAAACCTGTGCCCCTGTCTATACCACAATACCATCGTGGCAAAGAAGGACAGGACTTTGCGTGCAGACATGGGTTCATATTCCCGCCACTCGATACCCTTATCTCCGCACGTCTGACAATACTCCGGGGGGAGATAGGAGCATAGTTCAGATTCGAAAGCTTCATTTCGGAAAGGTTCCCCGTTGTTGATGAAGAGGCGGGTAACATTTTTCCTGAGCTGTTCCAGTGTAGGGCCTTCAACCTTAACACCTTTCAGTCGAACGCTCATAGATTCCGGGACAATAAATTTCCAGCCACCGGGAGGGGTGGCTCTGACATGATTGGGTACTATACGAAAAGAGGGCATGGGAGGATTGTACCCCCCATGCCCTCTGTAAGTCAAGGATTTAATGTAGCCTACTGTCGAAGAGAACCATCAATTTCCTTCTGGCTCAAGGCTCTGTCATTGACATCCACGGAACCGCTTCCAGCCTGCTGGAGGATGAGGTCAATCTGTTTCTGAATCAGTTCATGACCACGTTCCGTCGTGCTTGCCTTCTTATCTTCCAGTTGGAGACGAGCAATGGCTTCCTTGGCAGACTCCTTGCTAATCAGTTCAGGGAGGATGCCACTCATGGCCGCCTTGAACCTGTTGGCACTCATGCCGGAACGTTCGATAGCGGAGGCAAGGACAGCATCCCTCATATTCTCTGGCAAGGTTCGGCTCAGTCCATAGACGAAGCGCACCCCGTTCACCACGTTGGTATAGCTCTTAATGATAGCCTCGGATTCCTCGGCAACCACGGCATCCACGTCAGCTCCGGACTCCATTCGCTTATAGTAGTTCGGCTTGAGAATCGTCATACGCTTGGCTCGGTTGAGCGAAGCTTGGGAATTCTTCAACCCTTGAGCGAAGGTTTCCGTCAGGTCCTTCGGCCCACGCATCCCCGTACCAATCGTCTGCGCGGCGAATGCTCCCCAGCTAAGGTCGGGGGTATCTCCACCCAGAGAACGGATAGACTTGACACCCCAACTATAGAACGGAACTTTGCTATTCGCTGTAGTTGCCAGACGTTCAGCCCATTCCCAGGTATGGCCGCCACCCATGGACGGTTCGAAGCCCGCCGTGAGGGTTAGAGCATTGACGACCGCAGGTATGAAGTCCACGTTCTCATTGCCCGTAGTCGCATACTGATAATGGAATCCTTCAGCATCTAACACTTCAAACAGGGTAGCGAGCCCCATGGACGGAGATAACACAGTGCCTTCCAACAGGTTGTGAAGTTCACCCATAGGATTGCTGGACCACTTGTCTTCGTCATACTTGACTGCTAGTCTGTAGAGTGTACCAAAGCTCTTGACCACGTTCTTGTAGGGGTTCACATAGTCAAGATTAAAGTAGGTAAACTCGTTCCTTTCCTTGTCCACTACGGCGAGTAAGTCACCGTACTTGTCATATTCCGGGAAGAGTCCAGCCTCTGCCATCTTACGGAGTGCCCCCTCATTCGTAATGAATTGCATCTTGTCCTCATCATCACCATAAAGAGTATGCAACGCTGTGATGAGAGCCCAGCGGGAAAGCATGGGCATGGCAGTCAGAGCCGCCGCGGAACCCATGAATCGGCCAAGCCCGCGGGTTACGAGGTAGGCACCGTCCTTACTCATGCCGTTCTTCATAGCCCATACACCGTCGCTAATTTCTTCCATGCCGTAGCCCACGTTATACATAGCGGACTGGAAGGTATGGTACTGGAACATGAAGTAAGGGGCTACAATCGACCCCATGTGCCTCACCCATTTCGGCGTGCGCGTCCCTGTCGGAAGCAGGTTCTTTACCTTGGAAGCCGCATGCCTATCGACATACGCATTCCATGCCACTTCACCATCACCTGCCGCGCGGACAAGGGCCTTCTGCCTGGCATTGAGTTCTTCCCCAGCGGCCGCTCTCATGGTCGCCCGTTCCAGCTGGACCTCCAACTGCTTGCGGCTGAGTGCCTGCTGATTACCGAACAACGCAATCTTAGCCGCGGCATCCGGCATCCCGTAAGCAAAGGCGGCCAATTTCACGGGGTATGCAACACCATGTCCTGCCTTCTTGGCCACATCTTTGATGGTGGTCTTGGACCTCTTATCCTCTAACGCTTCGGCAAAGGCATAGAAGGAATCCTCGGAATCCGTGGATTCCAGTTCTCCCTGCATTGTCGCGAACTCTTCGGACTTCCAAATATTCCGAAGGAATTCACCCTGCCCCGCATCAAGAAGACCAATCTCCTGCCAGTAGCGAATCTTCTCATTGTATTTAGACTCAGCCTGTAGGAGCTTCTGAGCAGAAGACTCCGCACCAATGCCGCCTTCCTGTGCCTTGAGGTAGAGCCTGTGCATCTGGCCCCATTCTTTCACGAGGGAACCAATGTCCTTGAGTCCCTTTATCGGGAACGCACCAGCATGAAGCATCTGAGCCGCAGTACCATAGGCGTTACGGAAGGTGGAACCTGGGCTGGCAATAAGAGTGGCCGTGTTGATGTAGCCGCCCGTCTTTGAGAGGAAGCCAGGTCTTCCTGTGTGGCTCTTCCAGTACTTGCGGACATCCTTATACGTGCTGGTCTTGGAGTCCATGATTTCGTCAGAGGGCATGTAGATTTTGTAAATGGCACGAGCCACATCCGGCGTAGTGTAGAGTCCGTTCAGGGAATTACGCTTATTCTTCAACATGACTTCCACCATGTCAGGGGTACGGTCCGCACTGTCCTCCGCGACTACAACCCCCTGGTCTTTAAGCACTGTTGCATATTCATCAGACAGCACCTGATTCACTGCCAGTTTAGACTGGAGGGAAACAGTGTTCTGCAATACGCCAATGGCTTCACCAATGGTAGTATCGTGGAGTTCGTGCATGGCCTTGCGCTTCCATTCCGGTTCACGTTTCCGCATAGACGTTACGTCTTCACGGGTGCGTTTCTTGGACAGTACTTCGTCAATGGCTTCCTTGGCATGAGCTATGGCCAGTTCCGCGAGCTGGGGGTATTCCAACGTCTTAATGTCCTGAGCGTTAATGACATTGCCCAGACCATTGAGGTTCATCTGAATCTCTGCCTGCTTACGGAGAAGGTCCACCACGTCGTTCAGCTTCTCTTCAATATCCAGGTGCGGGGTATTCCAGATTTGGTTGATGGCATTGACCGGAACCATGGGGAAGATTTCATTTATCCTGTGGGCCAGGGCATCTCCTGAATTGAAGGAACCCAGCTTGTCCAGAAGCGTATCGCCCGGCACACCTTGTAGGAGGGATTCAATGTATTTATCCTGGGCTTCCGTGCGAAGCCTGCGCTTCACTTTGTCCAGACGTTTGGCCGTGTACCTGTCGCTCTGCACAATCATGGACATGGCCTTATCGTAGATGCTGGACATATTCATTCCGTTCTTGAGGTCAGAAGCCAACTGAATTTCCCCATAGTTGTCATGGATGAAGTCAAGAATATTGCGACTTCTGAAGTTCTTGGCAACACCATTGAACAGGAGTGCGTTGTTCTCGTTAGCCGTGTCCCCTGCGGGCACTACCTCAAGGTTCAGTTCATCATGCAGGGTTGCAAGTGCCTGCATATTGTCCAGCACGGTGCTTACGGTTTCGGCCATCTCCCTCTGATGGGTTTCGGCATGAGCCGTCGCGGCTTCATTCAACAGAACGGTAAGCCCCTTAAAGGCTTGTGCGGTTTCACCGTTAGGATTGGCGATGATTTCCCGCATCGTCTTCGTGTAGTCCCCAGCGTGCTTACCCACAGCCAGATAGGTGCGATGCAGGTAGTCCATGCGCTTGGCATTGTCTTCCATCTTGCTGTCACCCGTGATGCGGGCGATAGCCATTTGCGTTACTGCGATTTCCTTGCGGGCATCGACAACTGCATTGTAGATGAGGTTTCCGATTACGCCTTGCTCCTTCAGGTATTTTTCACCAGCTTCACGACGAGCCATGAATTCAGCCTGCTTCTTCCTTCGGGCTTCCAGCAGGGCGGCATCACGCTTCTTCCAAACGATGCCGGATTCAACGACCGTACCGTCTGCCTTAATACCCGTATGGCGTGTGGCTTGCGCGTATTCCGCGTTAGCCTCTTTAATCCATTCACGAGCTTGAGCCTTAGCCTCCTTAATGTCACGGAGCATGTTGGCCGTTTCAACGTTCTTGGACAGCTCGTCACGCAGGTAGTCGGAGCGCAGATTATCCCAGCCCTCCTGCAATTCATCCAGAGTGAAGGGAGATTCCACCCCATTCACCTGGTCCAGAATGTAGCTCTTGGTGTCCCGTGCCAGTGCATAGTAGCGAGAGGCGAGAGCCGCATTCCCCAGGTCACGAACCCGTGAACCCAGGGAATCCATGGATTCCGTGAGCCTTTGGTTCATAGCGGGAGCCATAGTTTCGGCATTGACCGTAGATGCATATCCTTCCCGGCCAACTTCGTTAAGGAGACGAATCATTTCATTGATGGATGCACGTCCTTCACTGGTGTTGGCCATGAGGTTGGCGGCACGAATCAGTTTAGCGTTCTGATTAACCACCCTCTGTACGTGTTGCTTCGCCGCATTGATACGGTAGTCACGGGTTTCCTTGAGCTGAGCAATCTCCGCATTCGTTTCACGGTTAATACGTTCCACGGTTTCCGGGTCGATGTCATTGTCCAGATTACCTGCCGTGTCAATGATGGCAGAGGCAAGTTTCTGCCGGGCATTAGTGGTGAGGTTGTTCTTCTGGACATACTTATCCGCAAGCTCCTTCACCTTACCCAGACGCTTATTGACGCGCTCATAGGATGCGCTCAGGTTGACCATTTGTTCTTGTAGGACGAGACGCTGTTCCGGGGTGGGAACGTTGATACCTCCCTGCCCCCAGCGGGTCATGCGCCAACCGTTGCGGAACATGGTCGTCCAGTTGCCGGAGGAAGAGCCTACAATTTCTGCGGCCACACCGAAGCTCATGCGCTGGGAGAGGCCGCTCTCATAGGCCATGGGGTTGAAATAGGATTTACCCAGCTTATTCCCGGTGTAGTCCGTCACATTTACTGCATAGGTTTCCGGTCGGTCAAGACTATACCAGGCACCTTCCGGGGCTACGTCGGCCACGCGCTGGACATAGGCGTTCCATTCTGCCTCATCGAGAACAGGCGCATTCTGCATTTCATTGCGAACCTCATGAAAGAGGTCGCGCAACCAGTCGATGATACGATTGTGAATCGGCTTACGTTTACCTGTCGTTTCCGCATACCGGGTAAGCATGTCCATATCCGCATTCTTCCCGGTGAATCCCATTACCAGAGAATTGATGACGGGGTTGGAGAAGACCACAGAGGCGAACTCGTCAGCACCCTTAATCCCGTAGGCCAGGTCGTTCATGACAGCGGCGATTGCGTTCATCTCGTTGGGGTCAAGGCTATTGTCGTAAGCCTCCCGCAAGACTGCATGGATGTCGTTGAAGCGAGCCGCCATAGCTGAGCGAAGCTTGCTCATTTCCCGGCCATATTCTGCATTGTTCTTCCGCAGGTGTCGGTCCAGCAGGTGGATAGCTTCATGGATGAGTGTACCCGTAGTGCCTTCCACCGCGTTCTCCCTGTTGGTGAAGAGGTCAATAACGCCACCAGCCAGTTCACCATCCGCACCCTGATTGTAGGTAATCATGGCAGGGGAGAAGTTACCGTAAGTCGCTGTGCTCATACGGACTGCGAGGTCAAGGCCCGCGGCATTGAGAGCCTGCGTCAATCCTTCAATGGCTTTCTTCTGAGCAGGTGTAGCGTTGACGCTCAACCTGTTCAGGAGGTTAATACCATTGACTCCAGTCCCGTCCGTAGGCAGGTCAAGGCTCATGACGGCGTTCCCCCATTTGGTAGTAGGAGCCTCTTCCGCTTTGGGGTTGGCACTCGGCGCATACATACTGGCGTTGGGAGTCATGACAATACTCTCCCCAGTGTTCGTGGTAACTACGGGGCCCGTGGGACTGGTCATGCTATTAAGCACCACCAGCTTCTCTGCCCGCTGTTCCAGGGAGCCATGGGATAGCCATGCCCCGGTGTTGGGGTCAAACGTAGCCGTCCCTGCGGCCAAAGTATCTACGGTTTCCTCGGCGGCTTCTCTCCCCGTACCATTGTCGAGGAAGTTCTGCACAGGAGCTACTATCTTATTGGCTTCCTCACGGGCCGCAGGGACCGCGGCTTCCGTGGGAGCTACGGCTTCGCGGCTCTTCATTGCGTCGAATGCTTCGGACAGCATGGAGCGCATGACACTGACGTTTGTATCGTTGGCATAGGCCATCGTGTTGGGCAGGTCGCGAATAACACCCGCAAGGTATTCAGCCGCGGCGGATTCGCCTTCGTACTGATACCTGTCGGAAGCTTCCTGCACGTAGCCACGGAAAGACTGGAAGTTGGTCATACCCAGGGCAGGTGCCATAGATATCCATTGCTTTCTCTGCTCATCCGTCAGCTGTAGGGCCTCGTCAGTTATGGTCTTGTTTACCCATTCAGTTGCCACCAGTTCCACGTCTCCCCTATCCCCTGCGATTTCAATCGTCCGCATTCCTGTTTCAAGCAAGGGTGCCGCGGCTTCCGTGGGAGCTACGGCTTCCGTGGTTTCCGTGGGTTCATTGGTCAGCGTATTGATTACGACGGATGCTTCATCAAGGCTTTCATCCCCCGTACCCTGAAGGTCGAGGTGGTCATCAAGGGGAACGTTGGCTTCGCGGCTCTTCATTGCGTCGAATGCTTCGGTCAGCATGGAGCGCATGACACTGACGTTTGTATCGTTGGCATAGGCCATCGTGTTGGGCAGGTCGCGAATAACACCCGCAAGGTATTCAGCCGCGGCGGATTCGCCTTCGTACTGATACCTGTCGGAAGCTTCCTGCACGTAGCCACGGAAAGACTGGAAGTTGGTCATACCCAGGGCAGGTGCCATAGATATCCATTGCTTTCTCTGCTCATCCGTCAGCTGTAGGGCCTCGTCAGTTATGGTCTTGTTTACCCATTCAGTTGCCACCAGTTCCACGTCTCCCCTATCCCCTGCGATTTCAATCGTCCGCATTCCTGTTTCAAGCAAGGGTGCCGCGG